GGTTGGCAACGTTCTTAACTGGGCTATGGAACATCCACTATTAGCTGGTGCAGCGTTCCTCGGTGGAAAGTGGGTACTTGGCTTTTTAGGCAAAAAAGCATTAGGCGCAGTTGGAAAAGGTATAAAAAGCTTATTTACTGGAAAGGTAGCTGCAGATGCTGCTGCAACTGGTGGTAGTACAGCAGGAGCGTTTTGGGCTAGTTCTTTTGGTACAGCAGTTAAAGTTGTTGGAGGTGCTGCATTAACTGTTGCAGGTACTGCATTGGCAGCAAAATCATCACACGATTTGACTAAGTTTTGGCATACTGCTTCTACTGGTCAAAAAGTTCTATACGGTGTTGGTGCAGCAGCAGGTGTTGCAGCAGCAAGCATAGGAGGTTATATTGCAGCAGGTGCATTAGCTGGTTCAGCAGCAGGACCTGTAGGTGCAGCAATTGGTGCAACTGCAGCTGCATTTGTAGCAGTAACTATTTCAGCTGTAACAGCAAGAGATGGAATAATGTCAGTTAAAGATGCAACAGAACAATATAACAGCGCATTAGAATTACAACAACAATGTCAAATAGACTATACTAATGCAGTATCACAATCTGCAAGCACACTAGCTACATTGGAGTCATTAGAACGACAAACTGGATTATCAGGAAAAGCATTAGCTGACCAAGTAGCAAATGGAAAATTAAAAGTTGAAGAAATGACTGTAGCACAAAGACAAGTATATGCTGCATACTTACAAAACGAAGAAGCTACTAAATCTTTAAAAACCGCAAGTGAAAACTTGCAAAAAGCAAATGAAAATGAAATGAGGTCAAATATAGAGTTGATGATGTCAAATGCTGAAAAAACAAAATCTTATGATGAAGTAAAAGCACATATCATTGAAATGTGGAAGCAAGGCAAAATATCAACTGAAGATGCAACTACTTATATGGGCAGACTGATGGGACAAATGAATGATAAAACTAGAAAATCATTCAGAGAAGATATGCCAACTGAGATTCAAGAAGGTCTTAATGAATCTACTAGAAAGTATCAATCTTGGGGTAGAAGTTTAATTAACTGGGCAAGTAGAGTCGGACAAAAAATTGGAAACTTACTATCTGGAAAAGGATGGAAAGATAATAGTACAATAGAAATTGAAGCAATAAATTCAAGAACAGACTTAACTGATGAAGAAAAGAGAAAGTTAATTGCAAATGTTGCTTCATATGATGTTGGTACAAACTACGTTCCAAATGACCAATTGGCAATGGTTCATAAAGGCGAGGCTATTATACCTGCAAAATATAATCGTCCAAGTACTGGAAATGATAGTTCTGGATTATATGAAGTTGTAAATAATATGACTAACGAAATTGGTTCATTAAGAAGTTTAATACAACAAGGAATACCTGTAACTGGACAATTCACGCAAAGAGGTTCAGATTTAGTTGCAGTAGTAGATAAAGCGTCTTCAAGAAGAGGAACGCAACCGATAAGCAATCCAGCTTATGCGAGATAGGAGGTAAATTATGTCACAAGTATCTGAAATGTACTACAAAGTAGACCAGGGCGTACCATTATTTTACTTTAATGGTGAAAAGATGCCTGGTCCTGGTCCAGAAGGAGAAGTAGATGGTAATGGCTATACAATGACTCAAAATCCAGGAAGAGGCTACTTAATGAAAACTGAGCAATTAGTAAAATCTACTAGAAATTCTAATGGACAAGTTGTAGCGCAAAAAATAAATAGACGTCTTCTAAAATTTGACAGCCTCAAATACCCTCTTCTTACTAGAAAGCAAGTAGTTTGGTTAAAGCAAAAGGTTGCAAATTTTACTGTAAGAGTTACATATTATGATGATGAATTAGACAAAGTAATATCAAGATTATTCTACTTTGGAGATATGAGTGCGGAACCGATACAATGGGAATCTGTTTCATTGGATGGAGGCAAAACGAAATTCATTAAACGACCTAGTTTGTATAAAGATGTTTCTGTAAATATCATCGATATGCGGGTACTAACCTGTTATGTTTACAAATTAAATTTACAGTTAATCAGAAAGAAAGGAGAAAGACTATGCTAACTCAAGATATGTTAAATACAACATACAGAAATGAAGGTTATTTAGATATACTAATGTTTGTACAAGACAAAAATGTTCGTATAACTAATGTAACATCAAATAGTACATTATCTTTCTCTAACTTAAGTACCATAACTAACCTAGATAAATACAATTCAGCTGCAATGGCTACTTTGGAAAGAAATCTATGGATACTTGATGGTACTTTCTTCAATCCAAATAAAGCACAAATTTATGATGGCTATATATCTAGCGAAATGTCAGATGATAACGGAGATTTTAAAACAAATCCCGTTATCAATCTTACTTTACTACAAGAATATTCTACTGAATACTTTTCATTAGTATTCAATCCTGCAGTACAAACTGCATATCCAAAGAAAGTTACGGTTAGTTTTTCAAATAATTCTGGACAAGAAGTATTAACACGAACGGTAGATATTAGCGAAATAAATACTTTGCCAAATTTGGTAATTGAAGCAAAGTTAGATAATGTCAAATCAGTTAAGATAGAGTTTATAGGTACACAAGTTCCTCATAGACGTATTCGTTTATCTACAGCAATGTTTGGTAAACTAGAAATGTTTAATCAGGAACGAATCGTAGACTGCGATTGGAATGACAAATGTTCACTAGTTGCAGATACATTACCTTCAAGAATATTTAGTTGGAAAATGACGAACTACGATAAAAAGTACAATATAGACAACCCTTCAAATGAATTACCAGTATTAGATAGGAGCACTGAAGTAATGCTTAGATGGGGCTATAAAACTGATGGAGGACTTATCGAATGGACCGATATGAAACACTTAAGACTGCTATCTGTATCAACTAACAACGATGACACAGCTACATTTGAAGCTGGCTCAAACTTAGATATGATGGATGCTATTTTTGATAGAGATGTTTATAATGGTGAAAGAACTACTGGAGAAATAGTAAGAACATTACTAAATTTTGTTGGTGCAGATGCAAGTTTAGTTATATATGATGGAAATTTTGAAAATTCAATAGTAGATAGACCTCTACCTGAACAACCAGTTAGAGAACTTCTACAATTACTTGCATTTGGATGTGGTGCAACATTACAAATACTTGATAATGGACAAATTAAATTTGCAGATATCAGTATTTCAAATCCCACAAGTAAAGCAACATTTACTTATAATGATTTCGCATCCATACCAAGAGCTGAGCAATTAGAATATACTTCAAACGTTGCATTAACAACTACTACATCATCAGTAGAAAAAGAAAAGCGACAATTAGTAAGTACTACAATAACTACTCAAGAGGTTTCCATAAATTATGGAACAGCTAAAGACGCTATTGCAATAGCAAAAGATGGTACAATTATAAAATCTGCATATTATACAACACACTGCGAACTGGAAGTAATGTTTGCTGGTGATAGCTGCGAAATTGAAATACAAGGCTATGGAATAACGACTGCTACAAGAAGTGAAAAGTGGGTTACTTCAAACACTTTAGTATTAGACAGTCAAATGGCAAGATATCCTAATGAAACAGTCAGAAAGAAATATGCTGATTGGTATGATAAACGATTCAAATACATTATGACGACAAGAGGAGAACCTCTAGTAAATGCAACAGATATTGTTTCAATACAGACTCCGTTTACAGAAGTAATTGGTTCAGTCGTAAATAAACCGATGAAAACATATGTACTTCAAAATCATATAACTTATGATGGAGCCTGGGGAGGAGATATGGAGGTGATTGTGTTATGACATACATAGAACCTATTTTTGATAGAACTTTAGCAGACGTAGAAGAAGCAAGAGAAAATCCAACTAGTATAACAAAAGGAGCTTATAACTATGTGGACCTAAACAGAATAGAAAATAATACTAGATATGTAGCAGATGATATGTATGCAAGAGGCATCACTCCAGAACCTATAACGTTAAATTCGAAATATGACTGGAATGAATTAGATGTACCTACGTTAGAAGATATGTCAAGAATAATAAATAATATTTTATTGCTTCAAGCATTATCTGTAGAAAATCTTGAATTAGAGACGATATATGCCACGGGACAAATGACTTATACTATGGCGAATGCAATAGAAAAGAATTTGGAGATAATGAGAACACAACAATTACCTGCACCGAATGAATACTATTTGGAAGTTGTAAATGGTACTGGTTCAGGAAGTTATACTGAAGACACAGTAGTTACAATAACTGCAGACTTACCTCCAGAAAACAAAATTTTTGACAAATGGTCAGGAAGTCCAGATGATTTAAAACAAGTTGCAAATGTACATGCTGCAACTACAACGTTTACAATGTGGCATAAAAATGCTACAGTAACTGCAAATTATAAAAGCGGCTTAAAGCATACTTTAAAGATATCTCCAACTGGAATATCAGGTGATGGAGAATACTATGAAGGAGATACAGTTACAATAATTGCAGCAGAAGCAGTAAATGGAAAAGTATTCCATCATTGGGAAGGAGAATATGTAGATAATCTTGTAAATCAAAAAGCATCTACAACATTATTTACAATGCCTGACGAAGATGTATTACTTACTGCAGTATATATCAACCCAGGAAAGCATTACTTAACAGTAAATGGTGGCTCTGGTTCAGGCTGGTATGATTATGAAGACTATGCTTTTGCAAGTGCTACTTTACCTAGTTCAAAGTATACATTTTCTCATTGGAGTGGTGATACTTCATACATTGAAGATACTTCATCATCAAACGTATCTGTTAGAATGAAAGATACAAATGTAACATTAACTGCACACTTTATATATCATCCTGGAAAATGTAAGCTTACAGTAGTAAATGGCTCTGGTTCAGGAGAATATACAGAAGGCAATTCAGTGAGAATAATTGCAAATGATGCACCAGAAGGAAAAGGCTTCTTAAATTGGAGTAAAGTAGGTGTAGGTTCAATATCAGATGCAAATTCTTCGTCTACGTATTACTATGCAGGTGACGGAGAAGCAACTATAACAGCAAATTATGAAGATGTACATGCCATTACATTAGAAAATATAAACAATTCTGGAAATTCTTCTTCAGGAAATTATGTAAAATCAAAAAGATACTACTTCTATACACAAGAAGTAGTAGGAAATATGATATTTGACCACTGGGAAGAAAATGGAAAGCGATACAGTACTTCAACAGGATTTTATCTAACTATTGGAGATGAAGATAGAACATTTACGGCAGTATATAGAAATAAGAATACACATACATTAACAATAGCAAATGGTTCTGGTTCTGGTGAATATCAAGAAAAACAACAAGTTAGAATAACTGCAAATGCAGCAGAAACAGGATATGCATTTGATGGATGGAGAGGTTCAGGTGCTTCAATAAATGATTCTTCTTATCAAACAGCTACAATAACAATGGGAAATTCAGATGCATCATATACTGCTACGTATAAAGCACTTCATACATTAACCGTAGTAAATGGTTCTGGTAGCGGTACTTATAAAGAAGGACATTCAATTAGAATTGTTGCAAATTCTGCTCCAACAGGAAAAAGATTTAAACAGTGGACAGGTGATACAAGTACAATATCAAGCATAAATGCTGCGTCAACGTATATTTCAATTGGAACCTCAGATATAACAATAACAGCAGAATATGAAGATTTACCGGATTGGAACTTAACTGTAACAAAAGGAAAAGGTTCGGGTATATATAAAAATGGAACAACTGTACAAATTGTTGCAAATGAAGCTCCAGATGATATGACGTTCTTAACTTGGGTAGGTGATGTTTCACAAGTAGAAAATGTATGGGCATCTACTACTAGAATATTAGGAATCAATGCAAATACTACAGTAGAAGCAACATATTATACTCCAGAACACCCAGAAGAATACTTGCTAACGGTAATAAATGGAAGCTTTAGTTCTACATATCCTGCAGGTAGTGAAGTAAAAATATATGCTGATGAACCACTAGAAGGATATGAATTTTGGAAATGGACAGGTGATACAAGTACGATACGTGATATAAAGTCTGCAAATACTTCGATGGTAATGCCTGCTGCACCAACTACAATAACTGCAAATTACAAGAAAGAAGGTTCAATCGATTTATATACATTGACAGTAAATTATGGTACTGGTTCAGGAGATTATGAAGAAGGAACAGAAGTAGATATTGAAGCAAATCCAGCACCAAATGGTTCAGTATTTAATAAATGGCTTGGTGATACTGCAAATGTAATGAATGTAACTGAATCGAAAACAAAGATAGCAATAGAAAAAGATGATGTAGTAATTACTGCAAGCTACACTCCATTAGAAAAGCATGAATTATCTGTAGTTGGAGGATTTGGTTCTGGTTCATATTGGTTTGGACAAAAGGTACAAATAACTGCAAATAAAGAAAATAATGACGATACAAAATTTGAATTTGTTGAATGGACTGGAGATATTGATACTTTAGATAGTATAACTAACAAAGTAGCAAATCTTACTATGCCAGATAATGATGCAACAATAACAGCAAAATATAATGAATATTGGCATCTAATCATCGGAAACGGTTCTACTTCAGATTACTATCTTTCTGGAAGTAAAGTTAAAATACATGCAAATGCGGCACCAGAAGGAATGAAATTCTCAAAATGGATTGGAGATACATCAGTACTATCAAGCATATATAATCCAGATGCTACATTGATAATGCCACAATCAGTAGTTCATGTAACAGCAACATATACTACGATAGGAAAAGACAATTCGGTTGCATACTACAATGATATACTATCTAATAAAGAGGTCGTAATAACTTCAAATGATTTAAAGATAATCAGTGACGAATTAGAACTAGGAACTCTAATCACTGACAAAAACGGTAATGTTGGAGTCATCACTGGACAAACCGAAAATAAATATACAGTAAAAAGACTATTTACTACAATCGTAAAGGAGGAAGAGTAATATGGCAAATATGGTGAATAATATTGGTACTACATCTACTGTACTTCCAATTATAGTTGGAGAAATTAAGGAGTTCGCTACTTCTGAAAGTATTGCTACTATCGCTATATCTTCAGGAGAGCTAGGCTTAGGCTTCCTCCTATTTGATGATGATGGTACAATGTCTATATGTACTAAGATTACAGCGGATGAAGAAGGCAATCCATCTTATACTTTTACAACATCTTCTATATCTGCTGACACAGTAATTAAAAATGCTTTGTCAGAAAGCTACTAGAAAGGAGAAAGTCAATGAACGCAGAACAATGGAAAGAAATATTTGTAAATGCAGGTTCATTCATACTTGGTTTGATATTTGCATGTGGTCAATTGTATACTGTAATCAAGCTAAAAAAGCAAGAAAAGCAAAATAATGAAAAAGAGGCTGCACCAAAACATTATGGAAAAGCGATAAAAGAAGAAAATCAGTATGCAATGCAAATACAAACTGAATTAGAAGAACTTAGACAAGTTTTAAATGCAGATAGAGCACAAGTACTTGAATTTCATAATGGAACAAACTTCAGTACGAGAAAAGGTTATAAACTAGATTGTACTTATGAAACATTAAAGTATGGAAATGAATCTGTAAAAGGCATTTTAAAGGACTATCCTACTACTATGCTACCAGTATTTATGAATAAAATTATTGATGATAAGCACTACTTTGTTCAAGACGTAAGAACTATCAGTAAATGCGATATGTCTACATATGCAATGAAGCTAAATATGCATGTCGGTGCATTCTATGACATTGCATTAGAAGATAATGGAATGCCAGTTGGAGTACTTGCAATACAATATATCGAACCAAAAGAATTAACAGAAGATGATATTGCAATGCTTCACGCAAAAAAGATAATCATTGAAGAATTACTGAAATAATATTTATAAAGTTATTACGGCGCAACACTTACAGGATTTGAGTTATCAGATTTACTTCTGATGACTCATTTCTGTTTAATATATAATTATATTAAAACATTCTGAAAGTCTCTCAGAATTAAACCTGATAATTCATTTTCTGACTAATTTTATACAAAGTATAAAATATGACCTACTTTTACATAAACTGTTTACTTTGTTATAAAAGTATTATATAATAAGTATATACATAAAAAGAAGGAAGTGAATCAATATGATTAGTAGAATTGAAATAGAAGGTGTTGATAAAACAGGCAAATCTACACTATTCCAGTATCTAGATGCAATGTCAAATTATAGATACGTTACTCATGCAAGAGGACTTTTATCGTATATGGTATATGCAGATGTATATGGACGTAATTATAATTATGAAAAAGAAGTTATGGACAATACAAATACGTTAGTAATACTACTTACTGCGGATATTGATGATTTGAAACTTCGTCATAAAATAACTCATGAACCAAAGATAGATATTGAAAGAGATATCGAAGCATTCGAAAAGCATGCCAAATTTTTGGAGGAAAATGGAGTAACAGTAAGAAGATATAATACATCCATTTGGACTCCGTATAATATTGCAAAAGATGTTCTAACATTTTTGGAAGGAGAAGTCTAATGGGATTTTACATATTTTTGATGTGGTTGTTTAAGCTTATTGATACTGGACCAGCAATTATATTGTATCTTATATACTTATTCTGTTATAAATATAGTAATGAAGGAGGAACTGGCTACAGATGAATACGAGGCCTTATGAATATCAAGAAAAGATTGCGGACGATATCATAGCAAAAGGTGATTTTGCAGTAGGATTATTCATGAAAATGGGTACTGGCAAAACAATAACAAGTTTAAGAATATTTGAAAAATTATGGGAAGCAGAAGCAGTAGATAAAATCTTAGTAGTATGCTTGAAATGTAAAATACAAGATTGGAAAGACGAAATAGAAAGTCAATGGAAATTGCCACCTCAGCATGAAGTTATAAACTTTGAAAGTATTTGGAGAGCAAAAAGAGCAGATTACTATAAATCATTTGTAGATAGCAGAACAATGATAATTATTGATGAAAGTCATAAAATGAAAGGCGTTGGAACTAAGGTTACAAAATACCTAACTGAACTAAAAACGCAGACTAAGTATAAACTTATTCTAACTGGTACACCACAGTCTCAGCAGTATATAGACTATTATCCGCAAATGAAATTTATTGATGCACAAGATTATGATATGCCATATAAAAGATGGGAATCAATTTACGTTAAAAAAGAATTGGTTGCAGAATATGGACCTTGGCATTATGAAATTACAGGTTATAATTACGAAGATGTTTTGAAAGAAGGAATTGCAAAAAAAGCATATTATCATAACTACGAAAGTACTTATGAAAAGCCTATCGAAATTTTCCAAGATATAGAACATAGCAAAGATGCAATTAAATTCCAAAAAGACAGAGTTTGGAGAGACCCAGACCCAGAGCGTTGTGAAGATGTAATAGCAGATAATCAATTTGCACTAAGAAGTTATTTAAGACAAAGTTTATCTGGCTTTATAAAGAATTATGATATACAATCTCCAAAAGAAGAATGGCTAACTAATTTCCTGGAAATAACTCAAGACAGAGTAGTTATATTTACAAATTTTGTTAGAGAGATAGAAAAGATAGATGCAATCTGTAAGAAACTAGGCAAACCGACTAGTTATTATTATGGTGCCAAGAAAGACTTAACTGCATTTAAAGAAAATGAAAATGGAGTTGCAATTGTAAATTATGCATCTGGAGCGACAGGTATAAATGATTTATGTATTGCAAATATAGGAGTCTTTTATTCTCCAACTGATGGAGATTATATCTTATTCCAACAAGCTAGAGCTAGATTAGATAGAATAGGACAAACTAAACAGCCTATCTTTTATTATCTTCAAACAAAAGGTTCTATTGAAAAAGCAATTTATAATAGTTTGAAGAAAGGTGAAAATTTTGATAAAGAAATGTTCGATGAATGGTTGAAGTTACAAAAATAACAAAAGATAACGATAATTATTTACTTTTACTAGTATTTGTATTATAATATAATTATAAAATAAATGCGAGGAGGAACGTAAATGAATACAAATCTTAAACAAGCTTTAGATGCAATAATCAATATCGAACAATCAAGCGGAATGAATCGTAAACTAGAACTATTGAGAGAACAAAAAGATAATGAAACTATGAAAGACATTTTGTATTTTGTATACAATCCGTATATACGTGTTGGAATAGGTTATGCCAAATTGGAAAAAGCAATGCCAAATGATGCTGATATGGATGAATATAGTACGATACAAGGTGTTTTTACTTATTTACTACATAATAGAACTGGTAGAGATGTAGATGCAAATAAAGTAAAGACGTTTATCTCATTACAAGAACCTGAATATAAAGATGTTCTATACAAAGTATTTACAAAAAATTTTAGAATAGGCATATCAGGCACATCAATACATAAAGTATGGCCAGGATTATTGCCTGGATTTGCAGTACAATTGGCATGTAAGTGGCAAGACCATCTAGATTTCTTAAAAGGTCAAACTATTTATCTTACTGAAAAGTTAGATGGAAATAGATGCTTTGCAAGAGTAGAAGATGGCGAATGTACTTTCTTCAGTAGGTCAGGAAAAGAAATAGAAGGTCTAGATGATGTAAATGAAGAATTAAAAAGCTTCACCAATGGGTGGTATGATGGTGAACTAATTGCATCAAGTTTTAATGAAACACAAAGTCAAACATTAAAGAAAGGCAAAAAATCAAACTTAGTATTTAATGTTTTTGACTATGTTACATTAAAAGAAGTAGAACATCAAAAAGGTGAACATATTTACCGTGAAAGACGAATATACTTAGATACTGTATTTCGTCAGCATCCACATACGACTTATGTAAAGCTAGTTCCATTAGCAGGAGTTGGAACATTTGATGAAGATTGGGTATTTTCAGTATTAGAAGAATATACATCCAATGGTTCTGAAGGTATAATGATAAACACAGATAATGTATACCAATTTGGAAGAACAAATATGTTGTTAAAAGTCAAAAAAATGTATACATTAGATTTACGTGTAATCGATATGCATGCAGGTACAGGACAAAATGAAAATCGTGTAGGTGCATTAATAGTTGATTACAAAGGTTTTAGAGTAGGTGTAGGTTCCGGCATAAATAATGAACAACGAGAATATTGGTGGAACCACAAAGATGAAATTATTGGAAAAATTATTGAAGTAAAATGCTTTGAAGAATCAAAAGACAAAAGCGGAAATTTATCATTACGATTTCCTGTTTTTTGCCGCGTTCGTACAGATAAGGATGATGTTTCTTACGACTAATTACTATGTATATGTTCATTTGTTAGACAATATACCGTTTTATATTCGACTATGGCAAAGATAGAAGAGCTAGTAATTTATGGGCAAGAAAAAGAAGATGGTTAGAATATGTAAAAGATAGACGAAATGACGTAGAAGTTAGATATTTAGCTACAGATTTAACATTAGAACATGCAAAGCAACTAGAAATAAAGTATCAGATAGAATATAGAGAATTAGGCTATCCAATAGTAGGTTTAATCGGAAATAAAACAGATAAGGAATTTAGTAAATTACAATCAAATAAGTTAAAAGGTATAAAACGAACAGAAGAACAAAAAGAACATTATAGACAGGCTATGAAAAAACGAAAAGAAAACGGTGAAACGTTTGAACGATTAAATTGGACAGGAAAACATCACACAGAAAAAACTAAAGAAAAAATAAGCAAAGCTAACAAAGGAAAGCCTCGGTTTAAAAGGACAAGCAAACCCTATGTCCAGAACTAATCGAGAAAAACGAAGAATCAGAAATGATAAAGATGAAGTATCTTATGACTAAATGGAGGTAAAGAAAATGAATCAAGATGAAAAGCTTAGAAAGATAACAAAACATTTTGGAATAGAAACAGAACTTACAAAATTAAGTGAGGAAGTCGGAGAGTTATTAAACGAATGCTACAAAAGACATTTTGTAGACCCAGAATATGGTGAAGTAGAAGATGAATTAGCAGATGTATTTGTAATTCTAGCACAGATAGGTTTATACTTTGATGCAGATATGGACAAAGTAAATTCCATTATTGATAAAAAGATTGATAGAACAGTAGGCAGAATAGATGATGGCTGGTATGATAAACATCGCTAGGAGGTAACTATGAACAAGCTTGAACTAATTAAAAAGTTAAAAGCATTAGCAAATGATGAAAGAGGAAATGAAGAAGAAAGAAAAAGTGCAGAAAAACGTGTACAAGAATTGATGAAAAAATACAAAATAAAAGATGAAGAGATAAATGAAGTTATAATGAAAGATAGATATATTGAATTTATGAATGAATGGGAAAGTAGATTGATACATCAAATTGCATACAAAATGTTTGATGATAGACCAATAAGATGCTATGTAAATACAAGGTCAAAATGGAGACGACATCATTTAATTATTGAAATGACTGATGCTGAATTTATCGAGTTCCAGTATATGTATGAAATCTATAAACGAGACTTACATAGTCAAATGGAATTATTCTATCATGCATTTATTCATAAAAACATGATATTTCCTCCTAAGCCTGCTCCAAGTGATAGTAAATCAGATGGATTATCGAAATCAGAAGTAGTACGTATGTCTATGATGATGCAGGGAATTGATAGAAGTCAAATAAGGAGGGAATTAACTGATGGAACGAATTAGTAAAGATATGTATTATTGTAATATTGCAGAAGCAGTGTCTCAAAGAAGTACATGCTTGATGAAGCATTGGGGTGCAGTTATCGTTAAAGATGATACAATCATAAGTACAGGATTTAATGGTGCTCCAAGACATATAGATGATTGTTTAAACAAAGGAAATTGTAGATTATTAAACTACAGAAAAAAGAATAATCTTCCAAGAGGTACAGGTTATGAACAATGCTTAAGCGTACATGCAGAAATGAATGCAATAATTTTTGCAGATAAAGAAAGTCTAAAAGGAGCTACATTATATCTCTGTGGTAAAGAAATACTTGACTTTGAAGGAAACGAATACTACGTAAAAAATCCAGCACCATGCAATCAATGCAAGAAAATGATAATCAATGCTGGAATAGAAAAAGTAGTAGTAAAAACTACTCCAACAAATTTATGTACTTTTGATACAAAAAACTGGAATGAAAATGATATTACTGGAGGGTATTAAAAGGAGGTGAAAAATATGACAGAACGTGAAAAAGAAGCCAATACAGCATTGCAAGAAATTGCAAAAAACATTCAAGAAAAACTACCAGAAGGAATGGGATTCGCTTTACTTGCATTTGAATTTGGAGATAAAGACGGTAGAACAATGATGTATGTTTCAAATGCAAACAGAGAAGACGTACAAGAATCAATGTTAGAATTTTGTAATAAAGTAGATGAAACTAACTTTGGAAAGGATGTTTAGTATGTATAAACTTAATCGTGATGAATATCGTAAGATAAAAAATATGAGCAAAGAAGAATTAGAAAGATGGCTAGAAAGAAGAAATACACTAACTTATGAAAGTTTAAGACGAGTATTTGAAAAAGAATACCAAGATGAAGTCGATAATACGATAAACAATTTCTTAATTGCAATAGTTTATACATTAGTCTTCACAGAAGAAATACATTTAGAAAAAGGTGCTGCAGCTGGAGTAATAGAAGACTTACTTGCCACTGTAGATATGTTTAAATCTGGAGAATATAAACCCGAAGATTATGAAAAAGAATTAAAAGAAGCTGGCATAACATTTCAACCTTATGATTACAAAAAAGTATATCGAAAAAGAGCTGAAAAACTTTCTTCTGCAATTGGAGAAATGAAAGTCAAAATTTTTGACATGCAAAATCCAACTAAAGATGATATGCTTGACGTATTAAACGATTTAGATAACTTGAATGGAGGTGATTTATTATGATAGAAGCTTTTCTTATAACTGGTACAATCTTCTTTATATTTGGCATTGTAGACATAATCATAAACATCTTTAAACAATTAAGCAATTTTTTTACAATGAAATATGCTACAAATCATTTAATGAATATCGTTGATGAAGTATTAGAAGATATGGAAAAAGATAAATGTACATGTGGAAAACATGATAAGGAGGAAGAATAATGGCTGATTTTGAAAAAACTTGTCCAGAAGCAATACTTCCAATTAGAAGTACTAAAGCTTCTGCGGGATACGACTTATATTCTAATGAAAATACAATCGTACCTGCACAAAGTAGAGTTCTAGTAAAAACTGGAATTGCTATAAAAATGAATAAAAATGAATATCTTGCAATAGTTCCAAGAAGTGGACTTGCATTAAAACAAGGAATAACAGTACTAAATACACCTGGAACAATTGATGCAGATTACTATCCTAATGAAATCGGTGTTATTCTATACAATACAACAAATACAGATTTTGAAATAAAAGTCGGAGATAGAATAGCACAAGCAATCTTACACGAATATAAAACTACTGAAGTTGATAACGTTCTAAATGATGAACGTAATGGAGGTTTTGGAAGTACTGGAGAATAAGGAGGTCTGTTATGAAAGTTAAAAACGTAAAGTTAGAATACTATGTTTTAAGACATGACTTTAATGAAAACAAGATTGTAAGATATAACGTATTTTACACATCTTGGCCAGAAGAAATACGAAAGAAGATAAAATCAAATAAAATACAATCTCGTGACGACCTAAAAGATTGGCTTTCTAAAGAGTTCAAGTATCATTATTGGTGCAAATCTGAACATGAAATTGCAGTAGGAAGCTTATTTAGCAAAAGTCAAGACGATTTGGAAAAGATTGACATTTGGTACCAAATAGAACTAAATATTGATATGATTACTGACTACGTTATTTCAAAAATGGAAATCCAATTTAGGAGGTAATAACAGTGAGTTTGAAAGAATTTTTAAATAGGCCGGCTACATTCGGCCTTTTAACAAAATTTATGATAGTACTAAATTTAGTAGTACTAGCTATTTGTTGGAGATTTGCTTACATAGGAGACTTAAAAGACAAAGAAGAACAGGAGTATCTAAACTATCTTGAAGAAAGAGTAGAGACTCAGTCTGAATTGATTAAGTTGTATCGTAATTACGTTCAAGAATTAACAAAGTAACCAATGTTATCTAAAACTGTTTACTTTGTTCTGCTTTTATTATAAAATATAATTATAAAATAAATAGAAAGGAGTGAACAATATGATATTATCTTGCGAATGTGGAAATAAATTTAATTTTGATGAACTACAAGAAAAAGGAGAAATTGAAAATTTCGATATTGCAATTGAAGAAGATGAAGAAGTTGATGAATGCACAATTTTAATTCGTTGTCAAAAATGTGGTAAAGCACTTGAACTTCATTCAGATGAGGGGGTTGAAGCTTAATGCAATTTGAAGAAAGCGATGAACATCTTAGTATTACTACTAAATTTATACAACAAATAGTAAAAGAATCTGATGAAGCAACTATTAGTATGATAGAAAATTACGTAAGACAAAAACAAGCAGAAGGAGAAATTATCTTGTCTACAATCATACCAGAAGGAAAGCTTAGACATATCATAAATCTTGGCATAACAACATATAATGAAATTCAAAAAGAACCTAGAAAATTGTTAGCCAGAAATTACTTTACAGAAACTGTGTATAATGAATATCTACATCAAGAACTATTAAACGTACAACGAGAAAATCAAAGACTAAGAAATCAAATAACAATTTTAGAAAGGAATAATGATGAAACGATTTAGTGAAATATTAAATGACAACCGTATTATAAAAGTATACAAAAACATAGAAACAGATAAAGTATCAAAACTAAAAGTAGAATGTAGGTCATGTAAACAAAGCGATAAAGCTTTAGTATCATTAACTAAAATTGCTGGATGGGAGCATTTAAGCGTATCATTTAAGAATAAAATACCTTCTTGGGAATGTATGCAAGAAATGAAAGAACTATTCTTTAAAGATAATGAAGAATGTTTTCAATTGCATCCAAAAGCAGATGATTACGTAAATAACAATGAATATACTTTACATATATGGAGACCTGAAAATGGAGTTATGCCTATACCTCCATCTATTTTAGTTGGATTTAGACCAAATCATATAGAAGAAGATATGGAGGCTGCAAAAAAGTTGCATGAAGATATTGGAATGCCTCTAAGCGATGAAGAAGTTAGATGGCTTTACTTATCTAGTACTAAAGAAGGTCAAAAAGAATTAGAAAAAGAAATAGAAACTAACCCAGAAACATTATTAAAGCTATGCATGAAGATGGGTATAGTATAAAGGAGTAAAATAAATGCAAGTATTAAAACGAAATGTAATGATTAAGAATTTATCAAAAACTGATAGCGAAGTATGGCATGAATTAGTTAAACAACAGACTGCAGTTGCAAAGAAAAGACATGAAGATGATACAATAGCGCAATTATACGAACAATTACTGATACCAATCGAGCAAAATGTACATAATCTAACAGATGCTGGTAGAGACGAAATATGTTATAGTGGATTAGAATTAGCCAGAAGACTAGTAAAAACATCAACTTTAGACAAAAATGCACTAATTAAAATGCGTGATGAAATAACAAAACTTTATAAAGAATGTTTACTTTATACTGGAGAACATCGTGAATTAAGAAGTCAAAAAGATAAAGAAAACTACAAAAAACAGTTAAAGTATGAAGGACAAATCGAACTAATAAATGTTTTGTTAGATATGTAAGGAGGTGAAATAAATGATAGTAGTTGATGAAGAACAATTAACTAAATTGAAAGATTTAGGCTTCAAAGAAAAGTATAATGAAGACACTGGTAGATTAAGAAGTTATTCAATTGTTGGTGAAATATCAGTAGATAGTACAGACAATCCATATAATCTTCTAGCACCAAAAATTTGGCAAGTAAAATTATCTAGGTATGCAGATATGAATAAACTAGCAGATACATTATATGATATGTTTAGCTTAGGCATTTGCAAAAAAGTAGAAAAAGAAAGTGACTTACTTTCTAAACCTGAAGAATAACTTTATTGGAGCAATTTCAAATGATAAGAAAGAAGGTTGTTAATTATGAAAGAATACACTGATGAAGAATTTTTCCAATGCAAGCTTAGAGGTGCAAATAATGTAATTAATGCAGTATTTGGTTCACCTACTGGAGATGGAGGTAAATATGCAAATGTTCCTCCATCAGTATTGGAAAAGGCAGCTGCAAGAGGTAAAGCAGTTCATGAAAGTATAGAAGCATGGCTACGTAATAACATGCAAGGAGAACCTATTATAGGCTTAGAACATCAGATTTACATATATAATTTCAAAGATTGGCTAAAAAATAGGTGTACGATAGAAGAAGTTTATGGAATTGAAGCAAAAATGATAAGCGAAAAATTAGCTTGTAAAGGTATAATTGATTGTATTGCGAAAGTAAAAACTGATACAGATGAAGAAAGTCAAATTGCAATAATCGATTGGAAAACATCATCTAGCTTAGATTTATTTAGAACGCAATGTCAATTACAATTATACTACGAACTTTTAATGGAAGAAGACCCAGAATTATGTAAACAAGTAACAGAACTTAGAACGTTAAGTATTACTAAGTACGAATACAGATGGTTCAAGTTTCCAATAGATAGACAATTAGGCACTTCAATTTTGTATTTATACAAAAATTATCTACGATGCGATCATCAATAGAAAGGAGATAGACTATGATACCAGATAGAGCATTTTCAATTTGGATTGGAGATACAATGCCATATATACTTCAATTATGTTTAAAATCATTTATTGTTCTTCATCCACATATTGACTTTACGTTATACGTAAGTAATCCAGATTTAGAAGTATTACCTTGCATCAAGAAGCAGTATTTAGATATGCATATTGGAGAAGGAGAAGACCAAGATGATATTGGAGTTAAAGCAGAAGTAACTGCAATAGAATTAGCATCAGACTATTATCGACTAGAACTACTAAAAGATGGTGGAATTTATATTGATACTGATGCATTTTTTGTAAAACCAATTACTGAACTACAAAAGTTAGATAAAGATATTATTGTTAGCTACATTTTACCTGAAAAAACAACGCATGCTGTTATACTATGTTCTGGCAAAAATGTAGAAAGTTTTTTCAATGCATTGAAAAGAAAGTATTCTAAGAATAAGAATTTTCATAGAAGTTTATCTTTATGGCGTCATTATTTAGATGGGTATGCTTCGCATCCAAAAGCAAAAGTTAAATACATAGACTATGAACATGGATTCTTCTATCCAAAGTGGGATAGTTTTGATGAACTAATGACTGAAAATCCAGAATACGATTGCTATGCACATCATCTATTTTACAGTTGTGCAGATGGCAAAAGATTAGTGGAGCATTTAGAAAACAGAAATAACTGTAACTGTTATATCTGTAGAAAATTTAAAGAAGTAGAAGAAAGATAATTGAAAGGAGCAAATCAATATGTTTTCTAAATTTACTAGAGGCATGGTTTATTGGTGTGATTTACCTAAGTACGAACAAAATCCAAACGTACAAGCAGGTATGAGACCAGCAATCGTTGTCTCAAACAATGTTGGAAATGTCTTTTCTAGAAATGTAACAATAGTACCTTGTACTACAAATCTAGAAAAGAAAGCAGAACAACCTACACATGTTAGATTAAATTTAAACAATCAAGAAGATAGTATTGTACTATGCGAAATGATACTAACTGTGTCTAAAGACTTAATGAAAACTTTTATGGGAATGTTAGACGAAAATACAATGAAAGAAATAGATAAAGCATTGGCAACAGCATTAAATCTAGTAGATGTAAAATTTCCAGAAAAGAAAGAAAAAACTACTGAAGAAAAACTAGAAGAAAAAGTTAAAAGAAACAGAGGCAGAAAAGTATCTGGCTATTCAGAAATGCAAAAGTTTTTAAATTATGCGGCAACCCACAGTAAAGAAGAAACTGCAGCAGAATACGGAATACCAACTGTAAGCGCTGTAGCGCAGAGAATAAGTTACTACAAAAAGCAACTAAAAATGGAGGTAAAAAATGTTACTGACTAGAAAGTTAAAGAAAGATTTTGCATATCGTAATCTAGGTGGAAAAGTCTTTAATATAGAATTTGAAGTATCTAATGAAAAAGTATTTAATAATGCTATAGAAGGAAATTGGGCATGTTATAATTTTATGAAAAGAAGAAAAGACTTCAAGTATGGCTTTCCGTACAAGTTGTACTATGGAAAAATAGATGGACTAGGCTATGTAATAGCAGAAGATGAGTTGGAATAATGGATACGATGTATGAAAAGATAAAGACTGAATTGTCGTCCAAATTTTCGGCTAAAATACGTATGAATAAACGTGAACTATTTGATGATGTAATTATTTACGTACCAAAGCAAAACAGAAACAAAGTCATTTCATACATCTTTTCCAACTATAAAAAGATTATGAAGCTTAGAGTAGATAATGATGACCAATTGATTTACATGTATTGTAGAGCAAGTAAAGATAAAATATGTACAGTAAAAGAAAAGATTGCTTTGCATAAACACCGATTCAAGTGGTTGTATGAACAGATAAAAGATGAAGAAGTATTTCTTAAAAATGTGGAAGAAGTAAAGGAGGAACCATGAACGAAGAAGTAGAAGAATCAATATGTGGATTGTCAGGTAGTTACTGGAATTATAGATGGGTAAAAATAGTATTTGCTGTTCCAAAATTAGACGATAATTTGAATCGAATAGAAGGAGAATTTGAAGAAGAACATTATTACGGACTGTATGAAGTATATTATGATAGTAATGGAAAACCATTTATGTGGTCTAAAGAACCAGAAAAGTTACATACTGAAGATGCAAAAGAATTAATAGAGTTTATTGAATGTATATTAGATGCAGCAGCAAAAAAGGTACTACTGATAAAAGACGGAAAGATAAAAGAGCTTGATGAATATATGGACAAGAATGAAGTATTAGCAAAATATAGAAAGGAAAAGAAACATGGAAACTAAAGGTTATACAGACTGTTTATCGTATAAGGAAATGTACGATTTGGAAAAAGGAGTTGAAGAAACTAAAAATAATATTATCAATAGAACTAACTGTACATTATGCAAGCAATTATTAGATAATATGCCGCTAGAATTGTCTTGGCAAAAATGCTGGAGAGTTAAAGTAGATATATTAAATGGTATGAATATTATTTCCAAAATAGAAGAAATACCAATTGAGATTACAACATACAGAACTCCTTGTAAAGAAACAATATCTATGCCAACGTATAGAAAATTAACATTTAAAGAAAGACTAAAAGTTCTATTTAAAGGAGGTATATAATGGAAACAGGTTTAGCTATAAAAGTTTTCCGAATGGATTATTCGTTCTTGATTAAGAACTACTTAAATCCAGAAATGTGGGAAAAAGAATGGACACTATTCGAATACAAAAATTTTAAAGTTACTATGAATATCTGGTCTATACAAACTAGAATGCATCAGATTATGCTAGATATAAAACTACATTATATAGATGAAGATGGACGATGGGACTATAAAGAAAAAACAATAAGCTTTTCAATGAAAATAGAAGATATTACATTTTTGAAAAGACAAATCAATAGTGCTATATTTGATGCTATGGTAACTATGGAAAAAGATTGTATTATTACAAAAACAAAAGAATATAAAAACTTAATGAGCATGAAATACGAAGAAGAACGTAAACTTAAAAAAATAGCTATAGAATTTTTAGAAGAAAATGGAGTTACTAATGAAAATCTAATAGAAGCTTATACAGAAGCATATGTAGATGAGTATTCTAAAATACCAGAAATGATAAGAAATTATACAGATGGAAAGATATATACTGAACTTACAGATTTATATTTAGTTTGGCTAGATACTTTAGAGGACGATCCAAAGAAAAAAATCAGAACAGAAGAAATACGAAAAAAATTAGGTGATAAAAGTTTTGAAGAAACAATGAAAAGTATAGAAGAATTTAAAGCTAAATTCGGTACAGAAGAATATGAACTAGAAATGAAAGATAAATTGGAGGAGATATAATGTCGAAAGAAACTGTAAGTAAAAGATGTTGTTTATGTTTTGAAAAATCTAAGAAAAATGGAGATGATTTAATCTGGAAAGACAGTCTCCAATTATGTCAAAAGTGCTATGACAAATACGTGGAATCTGCATATAATCAACGTGTTATGATGTTAAATTCTATTAGATGTTATAGAAGATTAATCAGACAATATGAAGAGTCATCAAATGTTAAGTTTGATACCAAATTTGAAGGCATTTCATAAAAAGTACTGTCAGAAGTATAAAATGCAAAAAAGTTAATTACGACGTTTAATCAGATTTAATTTTCAGAAAGTATATAATATAATTATATTAAAAGCTGTTTAAATTTATCAGAATTAAACGTCGTAATTCACGATTAAAATGTGTATACCAAGTAGTATCATAAAATTAAAGTTACATAAAGTATCAATAAGTATTTACTTTTGAATCCAGCTAGTATATAATATAATTATAAAATAAATAAAATTAAAAAGAGGTATCAAATATGGAAGAATTAGATGAATTATATGAAGAACTAAACGATTCAATGTGCTGTGATTTATATGGATTTTGCTGTGGTGCAAGTTGTCCAAATTACATTAACTGCAGTGATATAGGAGGTAATAAAGATGATAGTAAAGCATAAATTTAGAATGAAATCAAATGTAATATATGAACTTACAAATTTCGGTTATATAAAAGCGTGTTCCATTTTGGACACACTTTTGGAAAACGAAAAGATTACAAAGAAAAAAGAAAATGTAGTTGCTTCAATTGAAAATTTGCAATATGATGGACATGATATTATAAAAGCAGAATATGATGCATTGATGAATGAAGTAATTCTTTACATTGAAGTATAGGAGGTGAATTATGAGCAAACCTAAATGTAAGCTTATTGGAGAAAATGGAAACATCTTTAATCTTATGGGAATTGCAGCTAGAACGTTAAAACTTAATAATCAAGCAGATAAAGCAAATGAAATGATACACAGAATTACTCAAGGAGAAGTAAAGAACTATTCTGAAGCATTAGCAATTATCTGTGAATATATAGATGTTTATTAGGAGGCAAATTATGGAACAAAATCTAAATTTTTACCAACGAAAAAGAAAACAACTGCAAGAAGAAATAGCTGAAATAGATTTAGCAATAGAAACTTTTGAAAAGTTAAATGAAACTGATTTATTTGAAAGCTTTAAAAAGAAAAAGATTAAGTTTGAACGTCAATTACGAACAGTAATTAGAAAGGAAAAAGAATTAGAATGAAACCGGTACAACGAAAACCAAAAGTAAAGAAAGGCGATTGTTTTAACTGCGAACATTGTATGTATCATTCTGAAGGTGATAGTTATTGCGATTATGAAGAACCAGTATTTGTACTAGAAGACTGGGTACCAACAGATGAATTTATGTACTGTAAACGGTAAACATTGGTCACCAAAATAAGGAGGAACAATTATGAAAAATACAAAAAATGCGTATTATCAAGAATACTATAAGCAAAATGCAAAAAAACAAGCTCATGCAAATTATGAATACTGGTATAAGAAAGCTAAAGTAAAATATCATACAGAAACTCCATCTAATGAACAAATACGTGAAACAAGAAATGAATACTATAGAAATTACAGAAAAAATAAGCCAGAGATAATAAAGAAAAATCAAGAAGATTTCTTTAGAAGATATGCAGAAAGCAAAGATACATTAGATAACTAAATATATTTACTTTTAAACAGAACTAGTATATAATATAATTATAAAATAATTATAAATTGGAGGTACAATAATGAAAATAAAAGCATACTTAGGAAAAGAAGAATTAGAATTAGAAGTATACAAAGTACAAGTCGCACTATTTGGAGGACCTTCCGTATTGATTTACAACGAAGATAGAACACAACGTTATGAGGTACATTCGATAAAAGAAGTGAAAGCAATCAGAAAATTTATTGGTAACAAAACAGTAAAAGCGTATGTTGCAGGAAACTTGAATGAAGACGGTCAAATTGTTATGCAAAAACTAATTCCAAGAAGTATTTCCAAAGATTATACTTGGTAATTAGGAGGTGAAAAGGTTGAAAGCTAAAGGTGATTTTGAAGTGAAAAAAGATTGTTTCGCTTTCAAAAATGGAGATTGCATAGCATTAAATGACTTATACTGTGCAAAAGAAAAATGTAGTTTTTATAAAAGTAAGGAGGAATATAATAATGGACTATTACAGAGTAAGAATAGGTAATGACCACGATAGAAAATGTATTTTAATCGAAGTATGGGACGAAGAATATCAACAATATAATATTGACTCAGTATTTCCAATTGAAAACTTCAATAAAAACGAAGACTTATGCCAAATTTTAGTCAATAAGTTTTACGCTATACAGAATTTAGGTAAGCATGTCATACATTTTCAATATAAAGAAGTAGAGGAAGACTAGCATGGATAATATACTTTCTACAGAAACAGTTATCAATGAGTCACAATTAGAATGGCTTTTGAAAAATGAAAAATTCGGCTTTTATGTCGGAGGAAGAGGAGGTGGAAAAATGGCATCTATGATCGGAGGTTATCATCGTTTAGAAGAAGATAATGATATACATTTCTTGTACAAAACATCTTGGGATGGAAGAAAAGTTTCTGATTTAACAAGTTCTCATATTATCAACATTTTGTTATTGCTAGAAAGAGAAGCTTCTAGAAACAAAACTTCATTTGAAATGTATTTATTAGACTTCAAAGAAGACGAACTAATTAAAACAAAGCACAACTTAATAGATATTGCAAAATTAAGTATTACAGAATGGCTAGAAAGTCTTCCAATTTACAAAGCGTTAATTACTGAATTGGAAGCTAGAAATCTAAAAGAATATTTTGAAATAGTTAAAACTAGAAAGGAGTCAGAAAATGAAACAAGATAATGAAGAAATATACAACGAAATAGAAATGATAATGAACGAAGATGAAGTCAATACGTCTTTAACTTCAGTTGCAAAAGACTTAATACCAAATGATTTTGTGGCAAAATTTAAAGCACTTAAAAAAGCACAAGATGAGTTAAAACAAATTGAAGACGAAGTAAAATCTAAAATGAAAGAAGTTTTTGAAAGCATTCCTCAATTGGAACGTAACTCAGTATGTGTCGATGGTTTGAAATTTACATATAGCAGACCATACACAAAAAATACATTTGATAGCAAAAAATTTCAAGAAGAAAATCCAGAAGAATATAAAAAGTACTTAAAACAAAGTAATGTAAAAAGCTCAATAAGAGTAGACGTAGAATATTAAAAACGTAAGGAGGAATTTAATATGATATTGAAAGTATCAAGCAAATCAAATCCAAATTCTGTAGCAGGTGCAATTGCAGGAAGTGTAAAAGAAGAAAATGTTAAAAACGTAGAATTATATGCAATTGGAGCTGGTGCAGTAAATCAAGCAGTTAAGTCAATTGCAATAGCTAGAGGTTTTTTAGTATCATCAGGAATAGATTTAATCTGTATACCATCATTCAAGCAAGTAAAGTTAGGCGATACGGAAAGAACTTGTATGCGAATTTTAGTAGAAGTAAATTAAAAGTAAACTAGGAGGAATTTAAAATGAATAGAAATAAAAATGAAAATGAAGAAATGTCAAGAGCAATCGATGAACTTTTTGATGTGTTAAAGAGTAACAATAAAGAAGATAAAAAAGATATACAAGACAAGTTAGATGATATCTTTGACAAAATAGGAAATAGTATAATGCCAGATGCAGAGGTATCATTCAAAGATTATATGAATCGACCTTGTATAGAAATCTCTTATTCAAGAAGCGGTACATCATTATCTATTAAGAAATGCTTCAAACATGAAGTACTATCTGGAATACCACAAATATTAACTACAGTATTGGAACTAATTCCAGAAGATAAAAGAACTGAAATGTGCGCTATTGCAATTTCAAAATGTAATGGTGAGAAAGGAAGATTGTATGAAGATTAGACATGAACGTGAAAAACGTTTTAGCTATGAAAAGTACGTTGATGATGTACTGAACAAAATATCATATATGGAAGTAAAAGGTACTAGTATTCAAAAAATATTAGAAGTATTAAAAGACGACTTTGAAAGTAATTTTATGGTAACCGAAGAAATTTACAGAAAGCATCTATCTCCAAAAATGATGAATATGATTGACCGTTTTTCAAATAAATTGTCTATTGAACAAGCTTTTCAGTTAGTAAAGAAGGCCTTAGAGTATAACTCTGAGGTCTCTTCTTTTAAAAGAGTCGTAAATGCTTTCACAGTTTTAGAATACTATAATCAACCAGAAAAGTTTGATGAGTTTAAACAAAACTGGAAAAGATTGATGAGACCAGATAAGTAACAAAATTACTTCTTTTTACAAAAACTGTTTACTTTGTATTAAGGTTATTATATAATATACTTATACTTAATAAAGAAAGGAGGAATTCGTTATGAGAATATGGTTGTATGGAGCACCCTTTAATGGAAAAACTACATTTGCTAGTCAATTTAAGGGTGCTAAAATTATCTCTACTGACGGTAATGCAGAATACTTATTTCCAAAAGAAGATATTTATCGTGTAAAAAACTATTCTGATTTAGATAAAGCTACAAAAGAAATAGCTGCAATAAATCCAACTTGGTTAGTTGTTGATACAACAGAATACTTATTAGACTATCTAAAGTTTAAATGGTATGCTGATAATAAAGTATCTCACGAAAGTGAAATAGCGTTTAAAGGCTATTCAATGTTAAGAAGCTTCTTATGGGAACAAATAGTATCTCTTGCAAACTTATGCGATAACGTAATCTTTATTTCGCATGAAGCAACATTAATCGAAAAGAATAAGTTTGGTAGAGAATTAACTAAATTCGAACCAGCGTTCGAAGCAGCACTAAAAGATAAAATGAATGGATTGATGACTATTGTTATGAGAGCAGTAGTTATTCCTGATGAAAAAGTAGGAAAGCAATATAAATTGCATATCAAACATTTAGATGAAGAATTTGGTGGTACAAGAATACCAATCAAATCAACCGAAATTGAAAATGCAAGAAAAGCATTTGAAGAAAATTTTATAAAAGTATAGGAGAAATGTAAAATGGAAGATAATGATTTAAAAGAATTAGATGCAATGTTTAGTGACATTGGAGGAAATGAAAAGCTAAATGAAAATTCAAACAGCTTTTCACAACCAGAAGATGGTGAATATGACGCTGAAATCGATTCAGCAGAATATACAAAATCTAAAAAAGATATGCCAATGATTAAAATTCAATATTCATTAGAAACACAACAAAAACATTGGCAATATTTAATGCTAGCAGGAAAAGATGAAAAAACAACTGCTCAGCAAATGTCTAGAACAATCACAATTTTAAGAGAACTAGGATTAGATTCAGACACAATTACTGGCTATGTTTCTCAGTTAGATAAACTTACAGGATTATCAGTAAGATTATTGTTAGAAACAAAGAATGAGTATCAAAACACTCATATTATAGCAGTAAATGGTGTGGAGGTATCTAAATAATGTTAGTATACGATCTCGAAATATCGAAATTCGATTGGTTAGTAGGTATACGTAACGGAAAAGATTATGTCCAAATCCATAATGACTATCAACGATTAAAAGATTTCTATGAACAGCACAAAGAAGAAATCTGGGTGGGGTATAACTCCGCCCACTATGATAGCATTTTACTTAAATGCATACTACTAGAAAAAAAGCCTGAAGAAATCAAAAAGTTAAGTGACGAAATAATAGTGGGAGAAAATGGAAATGGAATAATCAGAAGACTAGGACTAAGAAAAATCCAATTGTATGATTATGATATCATGAAAGATAATCTAGTCTATTCATTAAAGCTGGTAGAAGGTTTTATCGGTTTAGAAATATCTGAATCTACAGTAGATTTTAATCTTCAAAGACCTTGGACAGATGAAGAATATGAAGAAATGGCATTATATAATAGACATGACTTGGATGCAACTTATGAATTAGCTTCTTATGGAATTGACAAAATGAAAATAAGAACTGTTCTAATGAATGAGTATGGCATTCCAAAGAGCAACATAGGAATGACAAATGCACAGCTTTGTGCTGAAATACTTGGTGCAGATTATGTAAAACTTGACGATGGAAAAGCAACTTATGACCCAAGTATAGCTCCAATAGATATAAAGAAATACAAAGAATGCTTAGACTTTTATACAAGCATGCCAGAAATGGATTATAAAGCTAAGTTTAACGTTACTTTAGCAGGAGTTCCTCATACATTAGCTATAGGTGGAATACATGGTGCCATACCACAATTCTTCTTTAAAGGTACAATTTGGTTAGTCGATGTTGCATCGTACTATCCAAATATGATGATTAACTTTAATCTTCAACCTAGATCGCAAAAGAATCCAAATTCGTTTAAAGAATTGGTTGCAAAAAGAGTAAATGCAAAACATTTATGTGCTAAAGCTAAAAAAGATGGTACTTGGAAAGATTTACCAATGACTACAAGAGTTATGCCAGATGCATTAAAACTTCCAATTAACACAGTTTCAGGTTGTATGAAAGCCAAATTTTCAAAGTTATTTGATGAAAGAAACAATAACTGGATGTGCGTAACTGGTCAATTATAGATGGTAGATTTGATAGAACATCTTGAACCATACTGTAAACTAGTTCAATCTAATACTGATGGTATTGCAATCATTCCTCTTAATCATAAGAAGTGTGATGAAGAAATACAAAGATGGATGGACAAAACTGGTTTAGTACTAGAAAAAACTATTGCAACAGCCATTTATCAAAAAGATGTAAATAATTACATTTTAGTAGATGAAGATAATCATATAAAAGTAAAAGGTGCATATGTTGCACAGTACGATAATGATAGAACTTGGATTTGGTCATTTAGAAGAAATCTTGAAATTATTGATAAAGCAGTAGTAGATTTCTTGTTATATGAAACACCAATTGAAGATACAATTTGTAATCTTGATACTCCATTGATTAAGTATCAAATAGTCAAAAAATTGGGAGGTATGTATAGAGACCCAATGCTAGAAGTAAATGGAGAACTTACACCTCTACAAAATTATGTAAATCGTATTTTTGCAACAAAAGATATGAAATACGGTAAAGTTAAAAAAAGAAAAGATGGAAAGTCTACTTGGGATAACGTTGAAAGTATACCAGACCATTGTATAGTTATAAATGAAAATATACGTGATAAAAAGTTGAGTGATTATAAAGACGAATTAGATTTAGACTGGTATATTCAAGCAGTAAAAGGTAGAATTATTGATTACATTCTTCCAAGACACTTAAAAACAAGAGGTAAGAATTATAGTTTTGAAGAAGATTGGAATAATACACTAAAAGTTTTAGGAAGGAGCAAATAATATGAGTGAAATGGCAGCCTTTATTTATGGCATAGTAGCTACAGCAATGATAAGTAATTTAATTTACATGATTGTAGATGCAAAAAGAATGAAAAAAGAAGCTGAAAGATTAGACAAAATGGGTGATGACATTCTAGAAGATATAAAAGTTGGAACAGCTTATATCGAAGTTGCAAATAACTTATCAGAAAGACTTGACAAAGTAGAAGAAAAACTTAATATCGAAAACAAGGAGGAAAAATAGTGGAATACGTAAAAGACCCATCTGCAGGAGAAGTTCGTATACATAAAATGGACTTACCTCCTAAAAGATTTAATGTAAAAGATAGAAGAGTTAAACTTAGAAAAATAAACAACGATAAATTGAATTATGTAAACGACATTGATGCAATGAATGTACAAGTTTTAAGTTATCCATCTTTGGATGCACTTAAAAGATACATTCCAGAATTAGTAATGGCTACTTGGAACGAAGACGAAATGCAGTTTACTGAAAGCTTAACTGACGAAGATAGACTAAGATTTGTTATTAGAACATTACAGGGTAAGTTTATACCAACTGCATTAAGAAGTATAAACATAACATTTAGAATTACAGGTATGTCTTGGCATGATGTAAGTCATTTAATAAGAACTACTGGATTTAGTTATGCAGCAGATTGTAGTGGTGACAAGCTTATGGAAGGAAGACCAATCTTAGTTCCTGAGTTTTTAATGGAAAAGAAAGATGAAAATGGTACTCCATTGTTTGATTTATACCAACAAGCATGTTCTAATCTTATGCATATTTACGATATAGCAGTAAATAGCGGTGATGTGCATGTACAAGATGCAAGATTGATGCTTCCAAGAACAATGAGTACTTTTTATTATGTAACTGGAGGATTAGATACTTGTCTAAGATTTATTAGTCAAAGAATAGATAGACAAGTTCAACCAAAAGCAGATAATATTATGGCAATGTTATTAGCAGTTGAATTGACAAAAATTCTTCCAATTATGATAGATGTAGACCAGCCAAACAAGTTCTATATAAATGAGTCTAAAACTAACTTCAAATCTGGATGGGACTATCCAAATGAAGTAAATGGACAACAAATACCAGAACAATACAAAGCAGAAGATATGTTTGTATATGGAAGTAAACGTAGAGATGAACTTGTAGGAAATCAAAATTTCGTTGAAAGATGGAATGAATTAAAAGAAATCTTAACAGAATTGCAAGGAAAATGGCTTGATACTCCAGATATAGCAGAAGCAATTAAAGATTGTACTGATGGAGATTGGAAATAAATTTAATACTACTTGGTATACACATTTTTATTCAGAATTATCAGAATTACTTCTGATTAAAGTTTATACTTAATAATAAAATTATATTATATACTGTAATAAAGTTTATCAGATTTAATTCTGGTAATTAAAATTTTTCGTTTTTAAGCGAATTTTATAAAATTTTAAAAGGAGGAAGCAAAAATGGAGAAAAAATATAACTTTTACTTAGCTGGACCATTCTTTAATGAACAACAAATACAATTACAAGAAATTATAGAAGAATTATTCAGTTCTTATGGAAAGAAAGTATTTAGCCCTAGAAAAGATGCAGGTACACTTCCAAAAGATGCAACTAAGAAAGATATGTACAATGTATTTAAAGCAGATTTAGATGCAATAGATAACTGTGAATGTTTATTTGCAAACGTATCGTATAAAGATACTGGAACTTCGGTTGAAATAGGATATGCTTTAGCAAAAGGCATTCCAGTTGTTTTATTTAGAAGTCCTGTTATGAATGATACTGACCACGTAAATCTAATGATTGCATTAGCTTGTAATGGTAAAGTATTACAATCTACACCAGAATTGATAGAGTACTTAAAAACTGGAGTTCTACCAGATAACGAATTCCAATTTGAAATTGACTAGGAGGTAAGCTATGAAAGTAGACCCTATGCAAATGTATGGTATTGTAAGATATGCAAATCGAGTTAGAATTAAAGAAGAAAATTTAGCAGAACATAGTTATTCAACTGCTTTATATATTTTTGACATTGCAAAAGAATTTAAGATAAATGATGCAATTAGAAATGAAGCAATTGCAATGGCAGTAATACATGATATTGGTGAAATATTTACAAGTGACTTACCTCATGATGTAAAATACGAAAATCCAGAATTAAAAGTTCTTTGCGATAAATTAGAAAAGAAGTACATCAATAAATGTTATTCAATTAGAAATTTGTGGTATAAACTTGAAATGAATGGTGATACTGTACAAAAGTTAATTGTAAAAGTAGCAGATAGTATGAGTGTTGAAGCCTATGCAAAAAGAGAACTAGATTTAGGTAATTCTACAAAAGAAATGAAGCAGATCTTAAAAGATGCAAGAAAAAGAATTAGAATGTACAAAGCTACATTAAGAAATAAATTAAAGGAGGAAGTATAAATGGGAAGAGGTGTATTAATAGCAATACCAAGTTATAAAAGAGCAAATATACAAAAGACATTTGAATTATTTAAAGCTTTAGGAATAATTGGAAAGTTTGATGTATTAGTATTTGCCTATGAACATGACCCAATGATAGAAGACTATATGGAAAATGTAAGACAAAATCTATATATTATTCCAAAAGAAAAAATTGAAAAGCCAAATTTGAGAGCAAAAAGAAACTTAATTTTTGATTATGCAATTTCAAATAATTACGATTACGTTTTTCAAATAGATGATGATATCGAATTTATTGGAAGACGTTACGATATTGAATGCTTTATTAGAGATAGTATAGTTTACTTCAATATGTCTCCTACTTTAGCAATGACTTCTCCTGCAATGAGTGCATTAAGATGCGTAAATCATCCAATGATAGAACCAGATGTAGTTTGTCATTGTACTGCAATGTATGATATGAGAAAATTAAAGAACTTAAGATTTCCATTAGATGTAAAATGCGAAGATAACTGGATTTCAATAGAATTATTAAGAACTGGCTATAGTACAGCAAGACTTAATGAATTTGTTATTTACAACAATGATGCAAAACGTGACGGATTAGATAATACTGGTCTTTCATATATGTATAAAGCAACAGGATTTAGTATAACAGATGATTTAGTAAAACGATTCCCAGATTTAGTAAAAGCTGGAGTATTAAAAGTAAAAGAAAATGGAAGTCTTGTAATAGACAAAGAAGCATTAACAGATTGGAGATTAAGCTTATGAAAAATGATTTAGAACTATTTACAATCTGGTTAACAGATAAAGATTATGGTTATATGCCATTTTACTGCGAATTATGTACTGCTTCAATGCAAGTATTTAATGAAAAAGTAGTCATTTATACTAATCATAAGTTAAAGCTAAATTTTCTTAGTAGTACAATAACAGAAGTAAGATACATTCAAGATTACTTTCCAGGTTTATTGGAAAAAGCAGAAGAGCTTACGAAGAATACTCCAGCAGAATATAAGATGGCACATATGTCAGATTATATCAGAGCATACATTCTTACAAAGCAGAATGGCATTTATCTAGATAGCGATGTACTTCTTCTAAAAAGCTTGCCAAATTTTCAGGAATATAAAAAATCAGTCATACTTGGAAAAGAAGATGAAATAAGAGTGGCAAACGGCTTCTTATGCAGAGTTGATAAAGGAGGCATCGAATACTTTCAAGACATTATTGATATGTATGATACGAACTATGTAAGTGATAGTAGAACATTCAATTCAATGAGATATCTGCTTTTACTAAATAGAAGATATGCAGATAAAGTAAAAGTATTTGAACCTCAAGAAGGTTTCTTCTATCCAACTTGGGAAGGTAAAGACGAAGATATGCAAAAGCTAATGGAGCAAAATAAAGATATACAACCTCTAGAAGGTTTTGGTACGCACTTATACAAAACAGAAGGTAATTGGAAAGAATTGTTAAAATGCATAGATGAACATTGTTATGACAAGAATGGAATATTCTCAGAGTGGTACGTAATAAGAGCAATACGATATGTAATATCTAAGTATATTGAAATGATGGTTCAGAAAGGAGAAGTAAAAAATGTTAAATGACATAATTTGGATGGACATACTTGCATTAGATGTAAGAGTAAAAAGAAAGCTTCATTTAGATACTGAAGATATAGAACTTACTCAAGAAGATATTGAAATGATAAACAAAAAGAAGTATGTAAATTTAGAAAAGCTTAAAGAAATGCTTGAAAAAAGTGGCTTTACTAATTATGCAATTGAAAATGAAATAGGAATAAGTAAAGCAATGTATTCAATGGTATTTGGAAAAGAAGATAGAAAAAACAAAAGAGGTTTAAGAATGAGGACAGTAGTTGCAATGTTAAATGCAATTAGAAGAAGAAAAGTATATGACTCTTTCGAAGAAATATTAACTGATGAAGATGTAAATATACTAAATTAGTAAGGAGGTGTCACAATGGAAGACTTGTTTGTAAAGACCAAAGGTAAAATTAGACAAGGTAAAGCTGTATATTATTATGACGATGTAAGCAGTGCTGCATTTAAAGATGATTATGGTAGACTTGTACAAACAGGCTTTGTATTCTTCGATTTTGATGACCAACCTTACGTTGATATTATTACAAAAATAATTCTGGACTCAGGCTTAAGATGTAAAATGTTAAAAACTACTAGAGGCGTACATTTTTTGTTCAAAACTGATAGAAAGAAAGTTGTAAATAATAGCAAAAACTTCAATTGGTTAGGACTAAGATGCGATGTAAAAGGAGTAGGTTTAGAAGAAGCAGGTAAGCAATGCTATCAAGCAATAAGAGTAGATGGAGTTAAAAGAGAAGAAACTTGTTTAAATCATGATATCGAAGACGGATTAAATGCATTAGATTTAGCTCCAAAATGGTTATATCAAGCTCCAAAAAAGAGGCAAATAGACTTAACTCAAGACCAAACTGGTGGTAGAAATGACATGTTTCATGGTGATATGATGATAGAATGTAAGAGAGCTGGTTTTTCTTATGAAGAATATTGTTATATTGCAGAACTTATAAATACGTATGTTCTGCCAGAAGGATTGTCTGATGAAGAATTACATACTGCAATTAGACAAGAAGAATGGGACAAACTTGAGATAGGCGAAGATAAGTCTGTTTTATTAGACAAAGCACAAGACGTTATAGATAAGTGGTCTTGTATGTATGCAAGTGAAGAAATAATGTTTTACGATACGGAGTTAGGACATTATTCTGGTAATACAGCAATACTTGAAAATTATATACAAGAAAAGTATGCAAGTGAAAACTGTACTATGGCCAAAATAAAGGAGGTGATGGACCACGTGAACTTGTTATTAAAGACTAAGCCAAGATACACTATTGAAAGAAATAGTGAATATGTAATTTGTAAAGATGAATTAGTAAGTATGTTTAAAGATGAAAGAAAACCAATTACCAGAACAATTTTTACAGATGTCGTCTATCCATACAGTATAATGACTCGAGAAGAGTTCGATAAGTATGATGGATTAGGTAAGAAGTTTATGAAAGATATCAGTTGTAACTTGCCAGATGTAGAAAGAGTAATTTTTGAATGTATGGGCTGTATGCTGGCACCATCGCAAACATTCAACAAAATTTTCATTTGGTATGGTTCAGGTGCCAATGGTAAGTCTCTTTTATTGAAGCTTATGGGTACAATAATGGGAGAGTTAATGACCTATGCAAACATTTTAAATATTAACGACAAATTTGCATTAGAAAGTGCAGTAAAAGGAATTTGTAATGTTACTGATGATGTTGGTATCACTACAATTCGTGAAACTGGTTTGATAAAATCATTAGTCGATGGTACTTATATCGAAGTATGTAGAAAATATAAAACTCCGATAAAATGGAAGCCAAATTCTCAGTTTGTTATGTGCTGTAATGAAATACCAAAAATTGCAGATACTACAAAAGGTATGATAAGAAGACTTGGCTTTATTCCATTTGATATGCATTTGAAGAATGATGAGATAGATGTATTTTTATTCCAAAAAATAACTTCTGAAGTAGATGCAATGAGATATCTTATGACAGGAGCAATATTTGCGTATAGAGAAGCAGTACAAAGAGGACATCTAACGTCTCTACAAAAGCAAGAAGAATTAACAGAAGACTTTATTGAAGAGAATAAAGATAAGATAACAGAATACTATGATTTCTTAGTAGAAACAGAAGCAGATAATGATGTTGATAGATTCGTAATAACATATCTGGATGGTAAATTGACAGAGGAAGTTTATCATAATTACCAAGATTGGTGTACAATGAATGGAATAAAAGCAGAAAGTCAGTTAACATTCACAAGACGTTTCAAGAAGTTGCTGCCAGCTAGCGTCACGACAGTAGTAAGAAAAGTAAGTGGTAGAAACTACAATAGTTATGTCAGAAGAAGGTCAGGTGGATAGTATGTCTCAAAACGAAACTAAAATACAAAAGCAAGTACAAGCTTACATTAGAAGCATTGGAGGTTATTGCTTTAAAGTACACGGTTCAATCTATATGAGAGCTGGTATACCAGATGTTATATGCTGTATAGATGGCAGATTTGTAGGTATAGAAACTAAAGATGGCAATAACACAGCTAGCGAATTGCAATTAGCGCATGGTCGCTTAATCAATAAGGCTGGTGGATTGTTTATGGTTGCTTATTCCGTGAGTGATGTAGAAGAGGCATTAAAATCAGCAAATATAATTTAGCTAAGTTATATGGAGTCCCAACTAAGTTTGGGGCTCTTTTTATTTTATCGACGACTGCAAAAAGTCGTCCAAATTTTCGGAGGTAAAAGTTCTACAAGTATTACGGTTGAAATAAATGTTAAAAAACTTGTCAAAAAGTATGTACAAATGGTAACGAATATGATATAACGTAATTATAAAATAATTATAAAGAGGAGGTCATATGACTATGAAAACAATTGATGAAATTAGAAAACTAGATAGCTTTGATTTTGACTGTGAATACTGCAGAAAGCATGAGCATTGGGATAATGCCAAGATTAATGAAGAAGTGGACAGATTCAAGTCTTGGAATTTTAGCGATGAAGAAATCATTGATTTCTTTGAAATGCCTTATGGAAACTTATGTGATGACTGTGCCGAGGAATAAAACTCGGCCTCCAATTGTTCACATATTAAAATATACGGGCGTACGTGCACGCGTATATACAAAAAGTTATCAATAAGTATGTACATTTGGTAACAGACAGTATATAATATAATTATAAAATAAATGAATTTGAGGAGGTAAAGTTATGGAAGAGTACGATGAATATATGCAAAGAATTGAAGATGAAGAGTGTGAATACACTGACAAAAAGAAGGAGTTAGATGAGTTAAGAGAGAAGCAATTTATGTTAGCAATGGCAGATCACTGGGATGCAGATGATTACAGATACGATAGCGAATTGCACCAGAGAATTATGGAGCTTGAAAATGAATTAGGGGAGGTGAATTAGCATGACAGTAGGTGAATTGAAGAATGTATTGCAAGATGTTGTATCAGAGTTAGAAGATTACGATGATTCAGATAGTATCAAGTTAGTTACAAATACATACTTTCTTGGTCATGCACCATACTTCTTAGGAGTATCTGGTTCAAACGGTGGTTACGTCAATTTGAGAGACATTTCAGAAAGTATAGAACTATCAGAAGATGAGTAAAATATATAATTAAGTGCGAATCAGAAGTATATCAGGTTGAATCCAGAATTAATCAGAATTAACAATCGGGTCTTTTATAATAAATTATATTATAAGGCCCGTATTGTTATTCAGAAGGTATAAAATGTTACCAAAAGTATTTACAATTGATATCAATCGGTATATAATATAATTATAAAATAAATACAAAAAGTGAGGTGAGATAGATGAAAGTATTCAGTATCGCATTAGAAGCTATGTTTAATGATGAAGATGAAGTTAGACTAATTGAGGAGAAGTATCATTTAAGTATTGCGAATGTAACCAAGTTTTATGTAGACTTATATGAGACAAGTAATCCAGGTAAGGAATATTTAGGTCCAGCAGTATATCTCTTTGTTGGTAGCATAGTAGACTTATATGAGTATTTTAAGCATGGTTATGGCGTGAATGATGACGAAGAGTTCAGAAGTATTATGAGTGAGGTAAAAGTATGCGAGATTTAGTTGTGCATTTAAGTAAGGAGTTAGATTTTAGTCTGAATGAAGCACCTCATGTTCTAGTCAGTGGTAGTACGGGTAGTGGTAAGAGTTATCTTATGACAGGTGTGATAGACGACCTAATGAGAGATTATGCAGGTGATGTGAAGTTTCTTATGATAGACCCCAAGAAGGTAGAGTTCTGGAAGTACAGGTATGAGTGTGGATTGTTATTGCCAGTTATGTATGATATGCAATGTGTGCGTGGAGTGTTGTCATGGTTAGTAGATGAAGTAGAATGCAGATATGACTGGTTAAGAAGATGTAATGCAGTTGCGTGGAGTGACTTAAGCGATGAAGACAGGAAGAGATATGAGACTGAAGGTGGAAGTAAAGTTAAGTGGTCAGGTTATATCATATTGTGTGTAGATGAGTTGAGTGACCTGATGATGTATGACAGAAGTAGTGACAGGAATGAAGTGAGAGAGTATTGTAAAGGCATGAGCTGGACAGACAGTGATGGCGTGAAGAGAAGAGGCATGAAGATAGTAATAAAAGGCAGAGGAAAGATAGAAGAGTGTCTAGTAAGAATTGCTCAGAAAGCCAGAGCTGCAGGCATTCACATGATTTTAGCCACTCAGAGACCAGATGCAAAAGTATTGAGTGGGCTATTGAGAGTGAATATTCCAACTAGAATATGTCTAAAAGTACAAAGTATGATGGATTCCATTATTGGATTGGGTGTAAGTCTAGGAGATGTGAAATTTGAAGATAGTAGGAAATGTGAAGGAAAAGAAAGATATGAAGAAGGGAAGAAAAGAATAAGAGGTTGCCATGAACTATTGGGTAAAGGCGATGGCATACTGAATATGGGTGGAAAATGTACAAGGTTCCAGTATGAGAAGTAGTGAGGAGAAGTAGTATGAGAAGTAACGAAAGGTATACAAAATTGAGTATACAAAGTGTAACGATGAGTACGATTTTTTGATAAACATAGTAAATGAATTTTGCGAAAAAAAAACTTTTTTAAAACTGAACTTGTTAATATATACCCTTACTTTCATTTTATAAAAGTTTTATAACTGACTTTTACTTATTTACTTATTTACTTCTCTTCTCTTATAATATAAAGAAAGAATATAAATAATGATAATAAAAGCATAAAATGAAGAGGGTAAATTTTGAGTAAATGAATGGGGAAATGAATCTTGTAAAATTTACCTTTGGTTAAAAAGGGTATACAATGTTTCAAAAATGAAAAGTAACTAAAGGTATAAATTACCAAAGGTAAAAAAGTAAATGAATATGTCTCCATTTTTTAAGTTCATTTACTGAAAAATTGTGTTAACAAGAAGTACAAAAAAATGAATCGAATGTTGTTAACTATAAGTATTTACAATTGATGTGCAGAGTGATATAATTATAATAGGAGGAATTAGGTATGAAGAGTCTTGTGTATTCTATGATAGTACGTAAGTTGCGTGAAAAGTACGGTGATGTCAGAGAAGGTATGATAAAAGAAGGGCTGTCACTGTATACGCCTAAACTAGAGTGTAGTAGGCGACAGTACATAAATGCAATATGTAAAGACTTCAATCTTGTTAGAAAGCAAGTTTGGAGTAAAGAATGGTTAGAAAAGAAGGAGGAACAAGTATGCCCAGAGTGTGTAAAAAAGAACAAGAAGCAATGAAACAACTATTGGAGACAATCTCAGCATTAGCATCACTGAAAGGAGCTATGCCTTGGGCGTGGCTAGATGGAATGCCTACTGAGAAGGTGTGGCAAATGTATGATGGTAATGCATCACAGAAGAGTGTTACTACTAGACTGATTAGAGCTATTGGTAGAGACTACATCGATACTGAGATAAAGCGTGTTAATGGTAAGATACAGAGAGTATATGTTGCAAAAAAGTTAACATAGATAGTGTACATTTGGTATAAAAGGTGATATAATATAATTATAAAATAAATATAAAAAAGGAGGGTATCAGATATGGATACTAAAATGAAGAAGGTTGATAACAGTAAAGCTGTTACTACTGCACCTAAAGCAGAAACAAAGGAAGAAGTAAAAAGAGAGTTTGTAGATGTTACTAAAGAGAGAATGCAATATGTTGCTAAGAAATACTGTGAGAGCATAGCTAAGATATACAGTGATGGTAGACAATACAAGGTAGTATTTGCAGAAGGTTATGAGGTAGAGGGACAAAAAGAAGTATTAGTTAAGGGTATTGTACAAATATGTAGATACAGTTGGTTAGCTACAGATAATTACTTAAAGAAACATCCAGAAGTAACTGACAATAAATAATTATACATAATGGAATATCTCTTAACATATAGGTCGCAGTGATGCGGCCTTACTTTATGCATATAGACATAGCATTGTAGAGGCAGCAGTCGTTGAGCGTCGTCCAAATTTTTAGAAGAAGGAAAACTGTGTAACAAAGTATGGTTAAAAAGATGAAAAACTTTTTGCAAAAGTATGTACTTTTAGTAACAAATGTGATACAATATAATTATAAAATAAATATAAAGGAGGTATTCGATATGGATACAAAGATTAGAAAAGAAGATTACAAGAAGGTAACTTCAGAAAGAATTAAATATGTTGCTAAGATGTACAGGGATTCAATCAAGGACATCTACACAGATGGAAAGGTTTACCTAGTAGAGTTGAATGAAGGCTATGAAGTTGAGGGCAAAACTAAATTGGAGGCAAAGAACATCACCAAGATATGCTACTACAGTTGGTTAGCTACAGACATCAAAACAAAGAAAGACTTCGTAAAAGATGCTAAGATGGACAAAGGTGGAAGAATCGCAGTACCAGCTATGAAATAGTATTGGTTCAATCAAGGGTCACCGTTATGGTGGCCTTATTTTTTGCAGTAGAAAAGGCAAAGGTTCCTACGGCTGATCGTCTGGGGTACCGGGTCATTTTTGATACGCCGCATTTTATATCGGCGAAACATTTGTTTTCGTTCGCCGCATTTTATTATCGACGAAAGTTAACTTTTTTCGCCGGTTAAAATAAATTTTTTGTAGTTAAGCTGTTTACTTTTCCCAAATTGTAGTATATAATCATAATATAAACAATTGAAAGGAGGTAACAAACATGTCTGAAGACCCAATCGAACAAAATGAAACTAAAGTTACTAATACTTCTCCAGTAACTCCTAGACAATTGGTACAGTCTACTTTTGAACAACTTGGATTCACTAATGAGAACCCAAATGACCTAGACCTTGTAACCAAACTTCTAGAGTATTGGAGAACGAATTCTATTCCAGCAACTTATTCTCCTGAAGAGTATGCTCTATTAAATGACCCAGACGTTCAAGAGGTATTGTCTCGCTGTAAAGAGTACTATGAGCCTAAAACGCATCTTACTCATTCCGACTTAATGACTATCTTGGAGGACATAGCTCTTGGTAAGCTTAAACGTACATCGTATGACTTCAAGAGTGGTGAGTACGTTACAGAAGACCCAAGCTTCACTGACCGTATTGCAGCTATACGTATGCTACAACCAGACTCTACTCAGGACGACAAGGACACAGTACAGTTTATAAATAACATTGGCTATGGTGACATACTACCACCTCAATCGGCTACGCCTCAGTCTGCATCAGACCCTAAGGCTCGCTATATTCCTCCAGAAGAAGAGGAGGCTACAACAGATGAGTAAAATTATAGTACCGATGACAGACCTCATACTACCTATATATCAGAATCTGCATCGTCCTAACTTTAATTACTCACGTATCTATCTTAGAGGAGGGAGATACTCTGGCAAAAGTACTGAAGCAGCACGTTACATAATCTCTGCTATGGTGGCCGATCCAACTAAGTCAAAGTCTGCCATAGCATTCCGTAGATTCCGGCAACACTCTGGCTGGTTCCGTATTTAATGAGTTCATAAACGCCATATATGATATGCACCTGGAACATGAGTTCGTTGCAAAATACAATCCGCTACGTATCGTACGTAAAGGTACGCATCAGGTGATACAGTTTGCCATGCTCAACCAGCCAGATGACTTCCGTAAGATAAAGTCCATAAAATTGGTAAAGTCATACTTTGCCTATATATGGTTCGAGGAGGCAGATGAGTTCGTTGATGACAAAGCTATCCGTCAGGTCCTACTATCTCTATTCAGAAATGGACAAGACTTCAAGGTGTTCTACACATTCAATACTCCGTTCTCTTCTGAACACCCACTAAATTTGGAGTGGTGTACTAGACCTAAATACTACTATCAACACACTTCTGTGTATGACTTACCGAAAGGCATCATACCAAACGAGATATGGGAGGAGATTGAGGACATGCGTATCCATAGGCCGAAAGAGTATGAGCACACTATACTTGGCCATCCAGGAGACCCTGATGCAATAGTATACCCTAACGTGTATCGTTACACTTACGACCCAGAAGGAGAGCATAAATACTTTGACAATATCTTGCGTGGACTAGACTTTGGATTTGCACCAGACCCTACTGCATACGTAGACATGCACTATGATAAGGTGCATAATGACTTATTCATACTTAATGAGGGGTACGACTATAGACTATCTGCTAGACAGATATATCAGATGGTCACTAACAACTGGCACTCTTATGGACCGATAACTTGTGAGATTGACAAACGTATCATACAGGAGTTGAATGAGAATGGACTAGTATGCTGGGAGGCACGTAAAGGTCCAAACTCTCGTGAACTAGGTACAAAGTGGTTTCAAGAGCTAAATCACATCTTCATAGACCCTCAACGCTGTCCTAATGCTTGGAGAGAGTTCACAACTGCAGAATATGCACGTGACAAGTTTGGTAACATTACTACTAAGATACCTGATGGTAATGACCACATCCGTGATGCTGCTAGATACGCTACAGAAGATTACTGGAATAATCTATCTACTGTTCAGGTGTCAGATAAGAAAATTTTTAAATAGGAGTAGATAACATGTCTGCTAAAATAATTGACATTGACTGTAACGAGCCTCATCTAACTGGTGAGCTAATATGTATACGATGCGGGTACAGATACATAGGTACGTGGAATGCTAAAGTTTGGTTGAAAGAGCTATACTGTCCTAACTGTCAAGAACGTGGCTATACTATTGGCACCGGCCAGATATTAGAACATGGAGACTTATCAGAATATACTAAAGACAATCCCAGAAAGATGAACAAGCCTGGGCAAGTACTACAATTTCCAAATAAGAAGGAGGTATATCATGATTAGAATTTATGAGTCATGGAACGACACTAATAAACTAGAAGTATTTGATGCGGTTCAAGAAGTACTATCAAAAAGACAACATCTCTGGGAAAGATACTCTAGAGGTATTGACCTAGGTACTTCTACGGCTGCATATCGTCAGAGATTGTCTTCTGATGGAACAGAAACTGCAATAACAGAAGGTGAAATTCACCTACAAATACTATTTGAAAAATTCATTGTTGATATAGCATCAGGCTATTTATCTGGTGATATAGCTTATGACGTAGACCAAAATTCAGATACTGAAGCAAATGTTGCTAAACGTATCTTCAACAGAGACAAGATAGATGCAAAATATGCAGAAGAGATAAAGTATATTATAAATACTATAGCTGCATGTAATAGAGACCAGGTAGAATTAACTACGCTATTTAGACATGCATTGTTGTATGGTTCTTGCTATGAACGTCTAAGAGAAGATAATAAAAATATGTATCGTTACACTAACTTGGATGCATTAAATACTGTAGCAATATGGAATGATGATGTAGAACCAGAATTGGTTGCAGTTGTATCTCAGTTTAAGAGAAGAAAAAATAATGTAGACTACTACTATTACAGAGTTTATTTGAAAGACCGTATAGAAGTATATTCTCGTGAAACTAAAAAACTAGCTAACGAACCAGAACTAAAAAAGGAGGAAGATAAACCTCATAGCTGGGGTAGAGTACCAGTAGTCGTTTACGAATCTGATTTTTCTATTATAGATAGATGTTCTGACTTAATCATATCTTACGAAGCACTGCTTAATAATGTAAGAAATACATATCAGTACAATGATATAGATTGTAAGATGAAAATAGTAGGTTACAGACCTCAAAATCCTATAACTATACCTAATCCAAAGTATAAAGAAGGAGGTTCAGAACCTCAAATGATATTAAATCCTGCCAGAATATTGGAGGACCAGTACACATTGAAAGGAAAAACATTCTATGTACAAGAAGGTGGAGATGCAGATTGGCTAACTAAACCTATACAGGCTACAGATGTTACAACAATGCTTAAATACTATGTAGATGCTATATTCCAAATGTGTGGTATACCAAATACTGCTGATTTAGCGTTCAATTCATCTGACTTAAATGCATCTGCAATAGATAGAAAGTTCTATGTAATGAACATTGCATTATCTGATGTTCGTGAAGGTGTAACATTACTTCTTCATGATAGACTAGAAATGTTATTGGAACGTATAAATACAAAGCATTCTACACACTATTCTGTAGAAAACTTGACTATAACTATCCATACAAACTTACCTTCTATGACAGATGAAAATATTGATAGAATGCTTCAATTGGATGGTATTTTATCTGAGGAAACTGTTATTACAAAGCTTGGATATGATTACCAAACTGAGAAAAATAGAAAGGAGCAAGAAGTAGATGATGGTGTGGGAAAGGTTACAAAACTTACTGAACAAAATGATGAAGTCGTCACAGAAGAAGGTCAAGATGGTTCTAACGGAGCTGAAGACGCCAATGCAACGAAGCCAGGAGATGGTGAACAAATACAACGAAATAATAAGAAAAAAGTTCAAACTGGAACTAACGGTAAAGAATCAAATTGATTTTAACAGACTGAGAGCATTAGCTCTCTTGTCTGATGTATTTACAGATGATGAAATAAATGACTTTATGAATGATACTTTTGATGAGTTCTATCCTGTAAATCCTGCATTGGAACCTATAAAAGAAATTGTAAAGCAAAAAACTATGAATGAGTTTGATATATATGAACCGTATCCAGGATTTATGGAAGAGCAAGGAGTGTCTGAAGCAAATATGTGGGCAGGAATTGTAGCTAACTGGTGGGAAACGTATATATGGGAAGCAATTGCTCACTGGTCTCCTAGAGCAGGAGATTCAAAATACTTTACATCATTCGAATATAACATTGATAAGGCAATGAGGAAAATGAGTAGAAGCTTATCTAATTCTGCAATTACTATGGTTCGTCAAGAAATGTCTGCTTTATCTAAAGAAGTAGAAGATAATCCTCCAATTGTATTCAATGAACAAAAAGGAGAGAAGTTAAAGCTTCATATTCAATTTGTTTGGAACTCGAGAGAAGATAAAAAAGTATGTTCTGTATGTAATAAATTACAAGGAACAATACTTCAAAAGATACCAAACAAAATGCCTCATCTAAACTGTAGATGCGATTTTGTAGTATATGAATGGTGGACAAATGAAGACGGAGATGTAGTAGCAGATAGAACTTATGAAATTGAACAGAATAAGAAAGCTAGAGGTTACGGTTATAACATTAAACAGGGCAAAGTTACATCAAAAACTAAAAACGGAACTACAATTACGACATTTGAAGTTAATGACGATGGCACTATCAGAAGAGTTGTTTATAAAAAGTAAAAAAGTTTGTCGAAGCTGTTTACTTTTTTAGAAAAGTATATTATAATCATAATATAAGAATATTCATATTGAATTGCTCCAAAGATATTCGTTTATTTTATCGGGGTTTACTGGACTGAAGTAGAAATACTTATTTCCTCGTTATGCTATTGCAAAAGTCCAGTCATATATCGAGTGGTGGTCCTTATGCTTGGTTCGATTCCAGGCAGCTCGACCTAAACTAATTTGGGTTTTCAATTCGGTTTGTTCGGTGGTTCTCTAGCCTTTACTAAAATAAAATTAGTAAGTGTCCACACCCACTCCTAGGGAGAATGAGCTAGGCATAAACATGGCGGGGAGTGAAGGTCACAATTGAGGTTCATACCCTCAACCGTCTAAGTTCGATTCTTAGTCCCGCAACCAGGGCTTTGCCCGAACAAACATGTATTTGACTGTCATGTTCTGTTATATTTCAAGGCTTCGGCCTTGATACGGTATCTTGTCCGAGTGGTTTAAGGAACCTGTCCTGAAAACAGGCAAGCATAAAAGCTTCCTAGGTTCGAATCCTAGAGATACCGCCACCCAATTCTAAATGGGAAACTTAGAAAGGAGGAGCGATATGGTACATATCTTTACACACAACGACCTCGATGGTTATGCTGCAGGATATGTTATACTTCAAACCTTCGGTAAAGAAAACTGCGAAATCACACATCTAAATTACGAAAAGGAGCCTGCATTGGAGAAAGTTAAGCTGGGCGATACTGTCTATATCACAGACTATTCGTTCACAAACGACCAATTCAGGCAATTGTTGAATTTAGTTGGTGATGACGGGCATGTAATTTGGTGCGACCATCATATTACTGCAATTAATCGATATCAGAATGAAGATGACCTGTATTTGGAAGGGATTCGTTCTACTAAATACTGCGGAGCTGTCTTAACTTGGTGTTATTTTAATGATTTCGATACTGAAGATATTGAGACTATACCTTATGAACAACTATGCGAACGCTTGCCAAAGTATTTGAGAATAGTTGATGCTTGGGACACTTGGAAATTGGATAGCATATACCGTGAAGATGCAGAAGCATTGAATACTGCTGTAGCAAGTAGATTATCTGATGATATACTTGAAGACGTAGTAAATAATCTACAAAAATACATTGATACAGGAAAGCAGTATATTGACTTTAGAAATCAATGGTCAAAACAATTTAGAGATAAGTATATGTTTGAAAAGATTTTACCTGGAGAATTGTTTGGTACAAATCGTAAAGTAACAGCTGCAGTTCTAAATATTGGCTGTGCAAACAGTACATATTTTGGAGATGCGATTGAGAAATATGATGTATGCATAACGATGTGCTTCAATGGTACTTTTTGGAATGTCAGTGTTTACTCTAACCGAAATGATATAAACTGTGGCTTATACTGTGAAATGCATGGCGGTGGAGGACACAAAGGTGCTGCCGGATGTACTTTCGAGCAGATTACACCACCTGGATTTATCTTAAATGATGATGAAGAAATTATAGTAAAGGAGAAAAAGAAAGATGGCAAAATTTAAAAATGAAGCAGGTCAAGAATTAGGACTTGACGACATACTACAAGATGCTGAATATCAAGCAGAATTTGATAAAAAGATAGCAAAAGCATTAGAGAAAAATCAAGCAACTATTGATGAACAAGTAAACAAAAAATTGGAAGCAGCTTTAGCTGGAAGAGAAGATGAAATGCGTAAAAACATTCAAGCTGAAATAGAAGCAAAACAAAAAGAAGCTGAAGAAAATGCAAAATTATCTGAAGCAGAAAAGTACAAAAAGGAAATGGACAAAATCAGTCAAGAATTGCTAGATACTAAAAATAAATTAGTAATAGCTGATAGAGAAAAGAAAATGAAAGCTTACATCAAGGAGAAAAATTACAATGCTGATATATTAGATTTAGTAAAACCTGAAAATGTTACTGATGCAAATTTTGAAGGAAAACTTGATGAGATGAACGAAAAACTTACAGCAGTAGTTTCAAAAGAGCTTAATGAAAAGCTAAAAGAAAATCCTGATAAAATGTTAGGAGATAAAAGCGGAAATAAAGGTCCTCAATTCGATTTTGGTTTCCAATCAATAAAACCTGAAGGAGGAAAATAATGGAAGATTTTGATGTATCTGGTAGCTTAAAATTACAAAGCTACATGAATAACCAAAACGTAGATGCAGATACAATGAACTTTTTGGAAAATACTAAGTTTTCAGATTTAATTAGTACAGAAGAAAAGCAAGATATTGAAAGAAAAGTAAGTAGATACAATTCTTTAAAACAAGCACAGCTTGAAAATGTAACTGCTGAAGATTCAATTGAAATGCAAGACTTAGCACAAGATGTTTTATACATGACTGGAATGCAGATAGATTCATTAAATACTAATTCATTAAAAACAAATCAAGATATTGCAAATGCATTAGCTCAATCAAGTGCAAGAAGTAGAAACGATTTGTATGTTGATATAGATTATGATGACTATCGTTCTAGTTCAGATTATGTAAAATGTAAAATAGTTAGTCATAATACACCTTATGCATACGGAATAAATTCTGATGCTAAGATAATTGTAACAAAATCTGGAAAAATAATTACTTCAAAAAGTGCATTATATACAAAATAGAAAGGAGAAAAACTAATGGAAGACAAAACAGTAAAATGTAAAGAATGCGGAGATAATTTCGTAATAACTGTAGACGACCAAAAATGGTATGCAGAAAAAGGTTTCAAAGAGCCAAAAAGATGTAAATCTTGCAGAGCTTTAAGAAGACAAAATATCATAGGAAAGGAGGCAAAATAAAATGTCAAGAAGAAGAAATGAAAATCTATCTAATGAACCTGAAGAAATTCAAAACGCAGTACTTAATGAATTAGTTAATAACGACGTTAAATCTGAAGAAACATTAGAAGATAATAAAATAAATAATATAAATGAAGACAAAAAAGAACAAGATGTTAAACCTGAATTAAACGAAGTACAAACAGAAGTACCTGAAATAATTGTAGGTTCGAGAGTAAAAATAAATAAAGAAATTGGTCATGACATGCTTGGAAAAAGAATACACAATGGAGTCAAAAACTATGTATACACTGTAAAAGCAGTTAGACCAGATAACTATTGTACAATTGAATGCTTAGCATGTCAATTTACATTAGCAAAAAATGATTTAAGTTTACAATAATTTAATTATGTAAACTAAGTATAGGAGGTGAAAAAATGAAAGAACAAAATGAAGATATTATGGTAACTTCTAAGAAGATAACTATAGGAAGTACAGTCAAAGTAAATTGTAATACTGACTTAGATAAGAAGGAAATTACTTCTGAAGCTAAGGAAAAGGACTTCATAGTTATTCAAGAAAATGCAGATAAAACATACTATGTCGCTCATGATATATTCAAATTCAGAGTAAATAGTTTTGACATCAAAGTAGTAGAAAATTAAGATGGAGGTGAGAATCATGAACGAATTTGTTAGTATTGAAATTCTAGGTACAATCGCTGGTTGTTCTGCGATAATTACATTACTTACTCAAGTCTTTAAAAAGTATCTGCCAGAAAAATTAGATACAAAGTGGCTTGCATTAGCATTTTCAATCATTATAGGTATACTTCGCATTATATATGTAGGACAATTTGATTTTGCAGGTATCGTATCAGGTATAATCAATGTATTCGTATTATTAGGAGTGTCTATTGGCTTATACGAAGTAGGTACTTCTGTAATGAATAAAATAAATGGAGGTAACAAAAATGAGCGAAGAAAATGAAGTATTTGGAGATGCAGAATTAGAAAGAAACTTTGAAGAGGAGGCATGAAGATGGTAAAAAGAGGAATAGATATATCTGCTCATCAAGGAAATATTGATTTAGCTGCATTAAAATCGCAAATAGATTTTGCTATTATAAGAGTCGGCTATGGAACAAGTGGTACTTTAGATGCAAAATTTAAACGAAATGCAGATTTATGTGTGCAGTTAGGCATTCCTTTTGGCTTCTACTGGTATTCATATGCTTTTGATGTTGCAGGTGCAAGAAAAGAAGCAGTTGCAGTACTTAATGCAATCGAACCTTACAAAGACAAATATTCATACGGAGTATGGTTTGATATGGAAGACGCAGACCATTACAAACAAAAGCATGGAATGCCTTCAAATCAAACATTAAGAGAAATGTGTGCAATGTTTTGCAAGATAGTTGAAGAAGCAGGATACTATGCAGGAATATATGCATCGCAAAGCTGGTTCAACAATCAATTAAATGGAGATGAAATAAAGTCTTACGATAAATGGGTAGCAGTATGGCCTACTTCAGGAGGAAAGCAGACTGCATTAAATACTTCGCCAGATAGAAAAAGTGATGTACATCTATGGCAATTTACATCTGCTGGAAAATTTAGTGGTTATAATGGAAGCTTAGATACAAATTATGCTTACGTGGACTTTCCAAGTTTAGTTGGAAATATTCCAAGCAAACCTGAAACGCCTCCTACGAATACTCCTTCTGGAACGACATTAGAATTGGTATATCAAGTAATGAAAGGTAATTTCGGAGATGGCAGTAATCGTAGAAATAATTTAGGTTCACGATATGATGAAGTACAAGATTTTATAAATCATGTCTATTCTACTAATGTAAATACATTAGTCGGAGAAGTTATGGATGGCAAATATGGAAATGGTGAAGTTAGAAAAACTGTACTAGGTTCTAGATATGATGAAGTACAAGATAAGATAAATAACGGCTATGAAAAATATTATACTGTGAAATCTGGTGATACTTTATCTGGAATCGGTGCTAAACTAGGAATAAACTGGAAAGATATCGCTAGCAAAAATGGTATATCTTCACCGTATACAATTTATCCTGGACAAAAACTAAAATATTAGTTATAACATTATTAAAAAGACAAATATAAAGAACATTTGAAACTTCAAAATTCTATTTTATTTGTCTAAAATCTTTAAGAGAAGGAGGTAATATAATGGCTGGAATAGAAACATATAATCTATTGAAGGCATTGCCTAATAAATTACTAAACAGCGATGGTTCAATAACAGACTTTCAAGGTAATACAATTTTACCAGCAGATAGCGGAAGAGCTGAAACGTATAAACTATCAAGAGCTATGGCTAATAAATTTTTAAACAACAATGAAGAAATTAAAACTTATGCTGAAATATCAGTTCAACTATTTACAATAGTAGATAGTCTACCTGATAAAGGTGAAAGTAATAAAATTTATTTAGTACCTGCCGCTAATGGTTACTTCGATGAGTATTTTTGGAACGCTAACGACAAATGGGATAAAATTGGAGAAGTTACAATAGACTTGTCTAATTATCCTAATAAGAAAGAAGTAGCAGATGCTATTGCAGCAAATAGTACATCTGATAGAACATATACAGATGAACAAATTAAGTCAAATATTACTAATGTACTAGGAGGTGAATATTAATGGCAGATACAAGTAACTTAACTCAGTTTTTAACAGACGTTGCAAATGCAATTAAGGAGAAAACTGGTAAAACAGACAAAATACCTGCTGCTAACTTTGATACCGAAATCAAAGCAATTAAAACTGGTGGTTCAGGAGAAGTAAAATTATTTGAAACAGAAGAAGCAATGCATGCTGATGCTACTGCAAAAGAAGGAGACCTAGCTGTAGTATATAGAAGTGAAGTAAAAAATGCTACAGTAGATAGTAAATTTCAAGTAGCTACTTTTCCAGATACAGTAGTTTTAGACACAGCTATAACAGATTATGTAGAAGTAAGATATAGAGCCGTAGATAGTTCAAAAATGTTTGAATGTTGGGGTAGTTTGGATAGTTCAAGTTTTCATATGAATTGTTACACAGAGAGCGGTCGAATAAGAATACAATACACAAGCTCAGATGGTATTACATATACTAGAACAGACACAACAGGAAACCCAGTAGACTTTGGTACTGAAATTTATTATGAAATGGCAGAAATGTGGAATGATGCAATAGGTAAATTCATACAAGTAGTCAGTAAAGTATTCAAAGGCTTGTACCTAGCAGGAAAAAAATTAGTTCATACAGTAAATTATAACTATGCTGTAGTTAATAATAAATTGACTAGTAAATCAATAGAGTATAATTACGATGAATTGATTAAAGACTTGGGATTAGATTCGCCTAGCGGTTCGTCTCTAATACTTGTATCAAATTATTCTAATGACAAACCAACAAGATACTGGTCAAGCGGTTATGGAAATCAATGTATTATATGGCATAATAACATGCTATACTTTGGATTATGTCACGATAGCGAAATAACGGATAATACGTACGCTTATTATAAAGATGTTGGAGGTTCAATTGTATACCCTGATATTTCTACTGCTCAAAAAATAGTAATTGGTTCAAAATACTACTATATATTTACAGATTCAGGAATAAGCGATAACAAAGAAGCTAAATACTTTTGTTATGCTTCGCATAGTGAATCATTTCCATTATACTATATTAAAGATAATACTGTAACTGCAGGAGATGTGGTTGCTAACGCAGGTAACTATCATCTTCAGTGGATACTAGCACCAACGCAGTTAACTCTGAAAGATGCTAATGAATTATTACCTGGAAAAATTGCTTATGGTAAAAATGGAGTAGTTATGGGTGATGAAGCCATTTATGACAATTTAGATATATCATTGACAACTAAGCATTTATTACCAGGGATTTCAACTGACTCTACATCAGACCATATTATAACATTTAATAAGCGGTACATTAGAAAAAACAAATAAAATTCAGCAATTAGTTAGAGATAATACATCTAATATTTTTGTGCAATATTCTGATACTACAGATAATCGATATGGAAGTATTCATGATGGTGTAGCATTTACACATAATAATAAGTTGTATCTATTAACATATGAGAGTACTGGCTATGGAGGACCAGATATTTGGTATTATAGAATTAATGCAAATACCGGAGAGGTAGAACAATTTAAAAAGAATACTTTTACAAATAAAAGTACTATTGTAATTGGTGATAGCTATATATTTTGTAATTCATGTGTAGATATTAATCCTGATACAGGTGATATTTATTTCATGATAGATACAACTGTATCTAGTAGTTCTTCAGGAATGAAACTATGTAAAGCCTCTACTGATGGTACTATTACAGGAATATACGATTTTACAGTACCTAATAGCTATAATGCAGAATTTTTAGGTTACAATCAATATAATAGTTGCTTATATTACGTTTATAATACTGACGAAAGAACAACTAAGATAAATAAAGTTACATTAGATGGTACTGCAACACAAGTATATTCTATAAGTGATTCTTCAAGAATACAAGAAATGTCAGCTTTTACAAATAATTTTATAGTTTTAATATTACGTAATACTAATAAGCTATTAGTAATAAAGAAAGAAACCGGCGAAATATTAGATATCACAGGTATAACTTCTATGGACTATCATTTAGCTGCGTATGAAGTAGATGATAATACTATAAATATTAGTATAGGGTCTTCTGTTAGAACTTGCTATGCAGTATCTCTATCAGATAAAAAAGCTACAAAGTTGAATTTAGATATAAATCTAATTGCTTCAAGCAGTTTAATTTTATGGTCAGATGATAATTATGCTTATGGACTTTCATTTGTTGCAGATAAAACTAGTGGTAAAGTAATTGAATCTTTTGGTTCATCATACATTAGTGGATATGGATATGTCAAAAACTCAAACTATGAAATGCTGGAAATCGATGCTGATAGTGACAAACTTCGTGTCAGAAAAAGCTATCCTGTAAAATTACAGAATATTGATGTTAATCAAGCTGGAATATTGGTAAAATGGGTCAATGAGACTACTTTAATGAATATTTCAGACGTAGATTTATCTAAATTATCTGCAAATAACCTAAGCTAAATATTGAACAGTGATAAACTACAAATAAAACATTAAAATGCATAAGATTAACCTCTAACCAAGCAACAAAGTGTACTGCACTATCTGATTACGAAGCATTTACTGCAGCTGGTTGGACTACTGGATATTAATAAAATTAGAAAATAAAGGAGAAATGAAAAATGAATATTCTAGAAACTTTATTAAGTCAAGTACCAGAGGCGATATTCTTTGCAATATTTATGATACTAACAAAATCGTTTAAGAAGCATAGATGTTTATTCATTGCTTTGATGATAGCAGAATATCTTGCATTGAAATTATTACTTACTTTCAATGTATGGTTTCAAGTAGCATATACAGTAATGACTTACTTAACGTTAAAAGTAATTTATAAAGATAAAGTTCAGATAACAGATGTCTTTACATTTGGAATTGCAAGTATAATACTAGTATTATCAAGTACGATTGCCTTCTTGGTATTTAAACCTAACATGCTACTAGTTGCAATAGCAAATCGAATTTTACTTTTTGTAGTACTATACTTTCTTAGAAATAAGTTGCCTAATATACAAAAAGTATACAACAAATACTGGAATCGAAATGATGCAGTTAAAAAGAAAATGAAATCTACAACATTTAGAGCACTAAATCTAGTAGTTTTCAATATACTGTTTTATACTATCAACTTAGGAATGACTTGCGCTATTTGGTATAACGCTCTAAGGAGGTGATAACTATGTGGGATTCTTGGTTCTGGATTTACAACTCTCAAGACGGAGAGTAAGAAAGGATGGTCTAAATGGAGAAAGTAAAGAACATCCTAGGCACATTGGTATTTAACGTAGCTGAAACAATTTTGATATTTCTGATAGGCATGTTACTGGCCTTGCCTGTCAGAGACATTATTATGATAATGCTTACATTTATGATTAGTAGAGGCTTCTTTGGAAATGCATTGCACTTTAAGACTTGGTATAGATGTTTAATTTGGAGTTCGCTAATACTACTTAGTCTATTTCTAATTCTTAAAGTTGATATCATACTGTCTACTTTGTTTACAATATTTGCAGCATTCATTATGACTGGTAAGTCAAATGTTAAAGATATGTACTTATGGAATAATCGTAATGAACCTAGTAAATATCAAGATGTAGCAGATTACGTAAAATATCATAGTCTAGATGATAAACTAATTGAATTTGAAAATAAGATTAAAGAAAGAGATGCTCTTGAATATCTTGTATACAAGTATAGATTTATTGATGGTAAAACATTCAATGAAATATCATTATTACTTGATATGGAGACTTCTAGAATATCTCAGCTACTAGATAAAGTTACATTTGCGTTGCGAATATACTGTGGAATTTAAGAGCGATTCATTCGCTCTTAAATTTTTGCTAAAATTTTGTATACAGTAATAGTGACAAGTACCCTGCTTTATTTGTTATAATTAAAATATAAAATAATAAATAATAAGTAAAGGAGGATGCGATATGTTTAATACATACAATCCATACTATCAAAATTATGTTCCACAACCTCAACAGAGGATGGACCCACAATTTATACAACCTGGGCCTTCATCTTACAAACCGTCTGTTGGACTTCAAGGTAAGTCTGTAGATAGTTTGGAAGTAGTGAAGGCTATGGACATACCTTTTGACGGAAGTATAAGTTACTTTCCACTGCTAGATGGTTCTGCCATAGTTACAAAACAACTACAACAAGATGGAACTAGTAAGATGATAGTCTATAAACCAGTAGAAAATGAAGCAGAAGAACAATTACCAAAGTATGTTACTGAGGAAGATTTAAAGAATGCTATCAAAAATGTAGATATAAAAGATATGCGAGACTTAAAAGAAGATATGAAAAATGTAAAACGTCAGCTTAGAGACTTAATCGATGACATGAATGACAAGAAGGAGGTATAATATGAACCCAATGAATTTACTTCAAGCTTTTCTTGGAAAAGGAGGAAGTCCTCAATCATTTATACAAAATATTGGAATGTCAAATCCAATACTTAACAATCTTATTGGAATGGCTAAATCTGGAAATTCTCAAGGCATTGAAACATTTGCAAGAAATATGTTTAAGGAAAAAGGTAGAGACTTTGATAAAGAATTTACAGAATTTAGGAAAAACTTTAAATAGGTTATTGCAATAACAAAAATATAATCTTAAAAGAAGGAGGTAATACTATGAATTACGGTGAAGGAGGTTTATCTGCATCAGATGTTGCTTTACTTTCTAACCCTAGTCGTAATAACGATACTGGCTGGGGAAATGAAGGTGGCGCTTGGTGGATAATCATTTTTCTAATTTTCGCTTTTCTTGGATGGGGCAGAAATGGAAATTACTTTGGAGGAGGTTCTTCAGGAGCAGCAGACAACTATGTACTAGCTAGCGACTTTGCAACACTTCAAAGACAAATTGATAGCGCAGCATCTACATTGGAAAGAAAAGCTGATATTACACAGCAAGGTCTATGCGATGGCTTTTACGCTATGAACACTGGAATGCTAAATGGATTCTCAGGAGTACAACAAGCATTATGTCAAGGCTTTGGAGGACTAAATAGCGCTGTAACACAGAATGGCTATGAAACCAGACTAGGAATACAAAGTATTGGTTCTCAATTAGCAAATTGCTGCTGCGACATAAGAGAAGGTATTCAAGGTGTAAATTATAATATGGCGCAAAATGCTTGTGCTTTACAAAATACAATGAATACTAATACTAGAGATGTCATTGATAGCGTAAATGCAAACTACAGAGCATTACATGATGAAATTGTAGCTAACAGAATTGAAGACAAAAACGCTCAAATAACAGCGCAACAAAATGAAATCAATGCTTTAAGATTAGCTGCATCGCAAGAAAAACAAAATAATTACTTAGTAAATGAATTGAAACCTTGTCCAATACCAGCATACATTACATGCAATCCATATCAATCAGTATATGGAACTTGCAATAGTGGATGCAATTGCGGCAACTTTTAATTTATGACTTTCCACTTTTAAGTGTGATTTATTTAGGCAGAGTAAATCACTCTGCTTATTTTTGTTAAGGAGGTAAAACTATGTCTGAATGTGTTAGAAACTGCAAACTTTGCGATAAGTTTATCTTATCACAATCTATAACTTTTACTGATGGTAATTTAGTAGTTAATTTACCTGCAGCTTCATATCAAAACTGCAGTAAGTATTGCATTGTTTTAGCTCAATCAATTCCTACAGCAGCAACGATAAATGCACCTGTAGTATTTACAATTGGAACAGGAACAACGCAATATCCATTTGTAAATGCAAATTGTACTCCAATTTATGCAAGTCAGGTTAGAACTAGACGCATATATTCTACAAGAGTAAATACTGCTGTCAATGCGGGAGTATTCAAATACATCGGAAAGAGTTGTTTACCAAGTAATGCAATGACGACAATAAACAGCATTCCAGTGGAAACAACTCCAGCAGGGTAGGTGATATTTTATGGAAACTGAAAAAGAGCAAAAACAAAATACTGAACAAGAAAAGACACTTCAAGACCAATTAAAAGAATTGGTGGAAAAAGAATTGAAACGACTTAGTGAGTCTGGTATTCAAGTGAATAACATCGACTACTATGGTAAACTTGTAGATATTCATAAAGATATCGAAAATGAAGATTACTGGAAAGTAAAGAAGGAGGTATATAAAATGAGATACTATGATGATGACAGATATTCTGATGGAGGTTACTCAGACAGATATTCTGATGGTAATTATGGAAGAAGAGGTAGAGGACGTAATGCACGTAGAGATAGTCGTGGAAGATATGCTGGTCCAGAAGAAATGATGGACATGATGCAAGAACATTATGGCGACTACTCTGAGAGCAGAGATGCTGCAGGAAGAGGAAACTATGCAGCTAAAGAAGATAGTATGAAAAGTTTAGATGAAATGCTTAAATCTGTCTGTCAATTTATGGAGGCATTAAGCGAAGACGCTAGTCCAGAAGAAATACAGCTAATTAAAAAGTATGCTAGAAAGATTGGAGAAATGTAGTGTATAAATACTACAACGCCAATGTAAATAACAACTTTGTAAATGACTGTGTAATTCGTAGTATCTCCGTAGCAGAAAATAAAAGCTGGGGAGATACTTACGATGATTTAAGTCGAATTGCAAAGAAAAATGGTATTCTTTTGGATGATGTAAATTTTGTAGAACCTTTACTGGACTATAGATATAACAGAGTTTTTGTCTACCCTGAAGAAACAGTTGGAGAGTTCATTGAAAGAAAGCGATATGGAACGTATTTAATAACGATGCAAAATCATATAACTGTATCTAAAGACGGAGTAGTTTATGATACATTTGATTGCAGAAATAGAGAAATTTGGAATGCTTGGAAAGTAAAATAAATTTAAAAAACTTTGTTAAAAGGTGTTTACAATTCCTACTTTATATTATATAATAACAATATAAATAATAGTAGGAATAGATATGTCTTGGGGACTATCGAATTCGTGGCAATCGGTTATATGTTGATTTGTATATGAGTCCGTAGTAAATGAGATGGGTAATATTCTTACATAATTTAAAGTTATGTAGGAAACCCATCGGTTTGCTACGGACTAAAATATTTTATAAGGAGGTGCCGATATGGCAACAGTTAATTACGCAGAAGCGTATGAAAGAGCATTAGCTCAAGCTTATCCAAATGTTTTAAATTTTGGTGAATTGTATGCCACTGCAAACAACAGGATTTATACATTCCTAAATGCTAAAACAATACACATACCATCAATCTCAGTTACAGGTAGAAGCAATGTAAATAGAGATGCTATAGATGGTACATTTAAAAGAAATGTAGACAACAACTTTGAAGATAAAACAATGCAATTCTACAGAGAGTGGTCTACAGCACTTGACCCAGCAGATGTTGATGATACTAATATGGTATTAACAATACAAAATGCTACAAAAGTGTTCAACGAAACACAAAAATTCCCAGAAAAAGATGCTTATACAGTATCTAAAATCTTCACAGATTGGACAGCACAAGGAAAAACAGCTGATACAACTGCATTAACAGTTGACAACGTTCTAACTGTGTTCGACAAAATGATGGAAGATATGGATGAAGCATTAGTTCCATTCTCTGGAAGATTACTTTACGTAACTCCAGCAGTAAAAACATTATTGAAAAATGCTTCACAAATTGGTTTATATAGACCAGTCGATGGTTCAGGTAAAACTATAAACAGAATCGTTGATAGATTAGATGAAGTTAAATTAGTAACTGTTCCATCAGTTCTAATGAAAACTGCATATGACTTCAATAATGCTGGATTTGCAGCTGCAGAAAGTGCAAAACAAATCAATATGTTCTTAGTTCATCCAACAGCTATCATAACTCCATCAAAATATTCATTTGTTGGAATAGAAGCTCCAGCTGCTGGAACAAAAGGTGATTACATCTACTACGAGAAAGAATACTCAGATGTATTCATAATCAATACTAGAGCAAATGCTATTGCTTTCAATACAGAAGCCTAGTAAATAAAGTTTGGAGGTACAATATCTATGGGAGATACTACAACACCAGTTCAAGAAAAGCTTACTAGAGAAGCTATAATTGAGAAAGCTAAGCAAAGACTTGGTCCGATATACAAATCAGAGGATGAAAAAGTTTTCAGTGAAATTGGAAATACTGTCATTACTGAGGCGATAATTACTGCGAACAGGTCTGAAACTCCAGAACATCTAAAAGTATTGCAAGGTATATGCATTGAATGCATCATAATTGCTTACGAAAATAGAGGTAACGAGAGCGTGAAATCTCAATCTGAACTAGGTCAATCAAATAGTTATATCAATTGGATGGAGTACCTCGAAACAAATATAATCAAAAAAGGAAAGAGGCTTGTAATGTAATGAGAATGATAAGATTAGAAAACATTACGTTGTATAAGGTAACAAAAACAATATTGCCTGATGGAGACCCTTCAGAGGAATATGATGAGGGAACGCCCTATCAGGCAATAGTTCAATATTTAGATGATAGTGTGGCTGCTGCAATATATGGTGCTAATGTTTATAAAACTTATCGCATCGAAACATTGCATAACGAATTGGAAAAACTTCTTCTTCCAAAAATCAATAACTCGTCAGATAATTTATCTAACTACTTAATTGGTTATAATACAGGAAAGTTTACAATTCGAAGAGTCACTCCAAAATATATTGATATTGGATGGAGGTAAAGATGCGTAATATAAATGTTTTCAGAAAATTGAAGGCTAAGTACAGTGAGGAGCGATTATCTGCAATACTACTAGATACTTTGAATGAAGGAAAAGAAATAGTTGTAGATAGCGCACCTATACGTACGGGTGCATACGTATCATCAATACATACCGAAATTCATAGAACCAAGACCGGAATAGGAGGTAGTATCTATACTACAATGCCCCGACTAAGAGATTGGTTAGAAAATGGTACTGGTATTTATAGAACAGATGGTAAAGGACGTAAAACGCCTTGGACATACTACGATACATATACTGGACGTTTTTATACAACTCGAGGAATGCATCCTAGACCACATTGGACACCGGCTAGAGAAATTACTAGAACTAAGTTAGTATATAATATGAAGAAAGGACTAAGATAGAATGTTGATAAACAAGTTTAGAACAATGGTTCAATCAAAGTTAGATTTAATTTCTGGTATGACTGCTGGAAAACCTATATCTGATGATGTTATTGAAGAAGGAAAGTACTATTTTGGCTATACTGTAACAATGTCTACATTAGCAAATAATTTGGATTATTCTAACAATGTTATGACTATCAATATAACTGGTCACTTATCTACAAAAAATGGAAAACTTGAAAAATTTGACAAGTTTACAGATAGTATTGTAGATAAATTGAGTGAACTTAGAATACGTGCTACTACTTCAGATGTAAGTACATTAGATGGTATCAGAAAAGTAATGATTACTGGAAATGTAAATTTAAACACTCTTGATGGACAGTTGCGATAAAATAAATTACGACGTTTAATTCTGAGATACTTTCATAAGATTTTAATATAATTATATTATTAAAAAGGAGGTAAAATTATGGACCCAGATGCAAAAGTACAAATCGCCACAATGGGCACAAAATTGGAGTATTCTGCTGATGATGGTACTACTTGGATAAGAGTTTACGGTTTAGCAAGTACTCCTGAATTTGGAGGACAACCAAATATGATTGACTCTACAACTCTTGATAACACTGAATACGAAACTTCAGTTCTTGGTTTACAATCTGCTCCAGAAATATCTTACGAGATAAATGTTATGGCATTAAATGCCACTCATACAGATAGAGAAGGAAAGAGTGTAGAACCAAACTTAAAGCTAGTTAAAGCATTAGCTGATTCAAAATCAGTAAACAAATGGAGACTAACTAAAGCTAGTGGTATAACATTCACATATGATGCAGTAACAAGAATTGGTTACAATTCAGATGAACAAGCATCTATCGAGAAGTTTACAATATATCATGACATGAAGTCTAAGATAACTGTAGCTTTACCAGGCTAGTATAATTAAACCGCCAGTACAGCTTCGTCTTAGGTTTGCCGGCTTTCTCCACGGATTTTGAGAGACGAAATTTAATTAAAAAGGAGATAACAAAATGGATAACGAAGAAATTGTAAAAATCAATGAATTAACACTTCGCTTTAAACTAAAATCACAAGCGATTGTAACATTAGAAAAGATATTTGGAAAGAACATCTTTGAAGCTTTCAGAGATTTATCTTTCACAAACATACAAACAATTTTGTATGAATGTTTAATCAATAAAGACGAACTAGGCATTGATAAAAATGAAATGATGGACTTACTTCTTACTAAGTATTCATTACTTGAAATACCAGATGGACTAATGACTGATATAGCAGTTAAGAGTGGTCTATTAAAGCAAGAAGAAGTTAATGACGCCGAGCAATCACTAAAAAACGCCTAGACGAGTATGAATATGATGCAAAAGCAGGCTTTCATTTAGTTCACGATATCTATGCTGAGATGGTTCGTATCGGCTATGACTTACGTGAACTTTACGATTATTCATTAAAAGAATTGCTATTCATACTCAAATATCGAAGAGAAGGTTTAGCGTATGTTTTATGGAGACAAGGAACAATGACAAGAGCTGCAAGCTGTAAGCAGTTTCCATTAAAAGATAAGGAGGCTATACCAGAATTATTTGAAAAGCAAACCGTAAAAATGCCAGATTGGTTAAAAGATGATTATGCTAAAAAATTAGAAAGTACAGGAAATTTCATTGTGAAAAGAGGTGAGTAACATTGGGAGATGAACAAGAGAAGTTTAGTGTTATCTTGGAATTAGTTAGTAAACGATTCAGTAAAGACATAGATGAAGCTGAGAAAAAGCTAAACAAAATTGATAACGAAAAACATGTAGAAATACAGGTTGATGCCAAGCGTGTACCTCAAGAATTTAAAAAATTTTTTAATCAATACAATGCATTAGCTAAGAAAATGTCTACTATGAACATCTGGGAAAAGTTGACAAATGATAATGGTTTACGTGCAAATCAGTATGGAAGGTTTTTCAATGATATACGTTCTGATGCAGTAGATGCAATAGAACAAATAGAAAGAGAAGCACCGGAATTACAAATACGAATATTCACAAGTCAAGAAAATATTGATAACGTAGAAAAATCAATAGAAGAATTAGAACATAAACGTGACTTAGCAGAAGGTCGTATGAAAAAATGGAAAGCCAAAATGGAAGTTGCAGTTGAGTTTAATCCAGCAGAAATACAAGCAAAATTGGATGAAGCACAAAAAGGACTACGTCAAGCAGAATTAGAAGGAATGGCAATACCCGATTGGAAGACTGATGAAAAGGCAGCAAATCAAGAAAAAATTGCAACATACAAAAAGCAAATAGATGACTTAACAGAACAACTACAAAATCCACCAGATATATCCAAGATGGAAAAGAACTTTAATAAAGCTGCAAAACAAGTTGAATTATGTACTGAAAAAATAAAAGACTTAAAAACAGAATTAGCTACTTTACAAAAATCGAATGCTTCAGATACAAAAAGATTTGAAGATATGAAAACTGAATATGCAAAAATAGTTGATGATATTCAACAAAATCCATTGGATGTTAAACTTGAATCTAAGACATTAAGCAAATATAATAAACCTTCATTAGAATTAAAAGAGACTTGGCACGGTATAAACAAAGAAATAAGTCGTGCAAATATTTTAAGCAAAATGCAAGGTAAAGTAATGCAAAGAATGATGTCTCAAGTTGCATATTGGATAAACCCGCTAAACGTATTTATGCGCTCATGGTCAAAATGGTTAGACCAAAATCAAGAAGTTAAAAATACTTTTGAAGTAATATCTTATAATCTAGTAAGAGTTGTTGCTCCATTGATGGAAGCAGTTGCAAATTCAATGCTAAAGATTGCGCAGTATGCAAATATCTTTACAAAGTCTTGGTTTGGTGTCGATTTATTCGATAAAACTGCAAAATCTGCAAAAGAAACAAAAGATACAGTAGATTCTATGACTGCTTCATTCGATGAATTACATTCTTTTGATGATGACAAAAAAGATGATGATACAACATTAATGGACTTAGGACAACTACCAGCAATAAACAAAAACTTGGAAGCAAGTCTTGGAAAATGGGCTAACGGTACTGGTAAGTGGGTTGGCAACGTTCTTAACTGGGCTATGGAACATCCACTATTAGCTGGTGCAGCGTTCCTCGGTGGAAAGTGGGTACTTGGCTTTTTAGGCAAAAAAGC